ATGGAAGATGGAATGAGTTCGTTAGGCGAAGAATACCCAAAAGAGCAGGCGAGAGTCCGAGAGGTGCTAGGCATTTACAAAGAGATTGGCCCCGCTGGTGCTTTCGGCGCTCACCACATAGAGCAAACGCTAAAAGCCGCTGATGAGGCCGCGCTGTCTGGTGATCTGACTCAGATGATTGTCGCTTTTGAAGATATGAAAAGCATTACAGGCTAACCCACCCTATAGAGGGGACTATAACGATGAGACTCTTTAAATTATACCGGCGGCTACAGGGAGGATACTGGCTAAAAAGTGTTGGGGTGTGGAGAAAAGTAAATAGCGAAACTTACTACCACTTCATGATGCGCGATCGTACTGATTTGGGAGGCTTCGAGCACTTCTGTCCTTTGGCTGATACAGAATTTGGCCAAAAAACTATTGGCGCAGGCACCGGTTGCTGCACAGAAACTCAACAAGAAATACTAATGAGGTTATCGAACTATGGATGAATTAACTCTTGAAGCCGATTTGTGGCTTTACCGTACCCGTGATGCTCTACGCAGTGCACTGCATGACTTTGGTTACTACACCTTCATGGATAAAGGCCCATCGGAAGTTATGCTTATTCACGATATTCAAACCAGCTTAAAAAAGCTGAGCCCACAAGATGCTGGTAACGCATTAACTGCCCTAGCGCGAACACCATGGGAGCAAGATGCCACAAAGCACTTGGCTTACGAAATAAGTCTTGGCTTACAAGACTGGGACGAATTATTCGAACACCCAAACATTGATGAATTTTTTAGGTAACAATTATGGAAAAGCTAAATGAGAGAGATAAAGTTTCGAGCATGGGACGTAACTCAGCAACAGTACGTTAGCGAATACGATACAGGGGATTACTCGCCTGTTGAGTTTGACTCAAAGGGAAACGCAACACCAGAGGCTACTCGCCGGAGGGTGGCGATTTTGTAACTGCGAATGGGATGGCATGCTGATTCGAGAAGATTGGAAAGAAGCAGAGTACTGTCACTGCCTTAAAGAGCGGGACTCTACAGGTTAGACCACAGATCTGGTTAAGGTTGCATGTCTATAGCTAGTAGGCGGATAATCCAAAAAACGAAACCGAACTGAAGAACACCATTATGGAATTCAATCACCCAGCTATCAACGCAATGACACTGAGCGCACTGCTAATATCTATATGGGTAATGCTGGTTATCTTGTATAAGCCCATCAAACATCTGTACAGATACCACTTTCACAGAGAGAGTCGAGGCGTGGAGAGGCGGGTAACCGATAGGAGGACTTGCGACGGGGCAGAAGCGCACTTCTGCAGTGATTATGCAGACGTTTGCAAAAAACATAATATGCTGGTTGATTCCGGCAGAGATGGGATACCTTATGTGGCGAGAGTTGACCCAGAGCTACTGCGGCATTATCTTGGGGCTCTCGCAGATGACGTAGATACAGACGTAAAAAGGTTGGCGACCTATGGCACAGAAAAAAGAAACAAGACAGAAAGAAGAAAAGCAGTCCGGCAAAACTAAGCGGCTGATCGACTGCGAACCCGTCAGGACAGTGCGGGTAATAAGGCAAGTAATATACAAGTGCTTCAACTACGCACACTCCCACCTAGACCGCGAAAGTGCGTACAAGTGCATGTTGGTCCAAGTAAACCCTGAACAGTTTCGTAAAGCCGAAAAGAAGCAACTACCCCGAAAACTTAAGAAACTTACGATGTCTGAAGAAGAGGCTGAAGATAGCGGGGAGGTCAATTTCATCTGGCCAGATACCGGAGAACCGTCTGAGGCTGCAGAAGATACCCCGTACGAACAAACTCCTGCACCACCTAGACGCCCAAACTGGTCGCACCCTAGCCGAGTTACTTTCGTACGAGACGAAGCACCCCTGTACGGGGTCCGTATCGGCATGATGAATATTGCTATGCGGACTAGGGACAGGGTAGTAGACGTAGCGCATTACCTGAGACGCAGAGATATAGATATACCTGATCTAATCAGAGGATGGCAATACTTCTATTGTGCGGTTATCGTCAGGATACCGCACGAAACTGATCCACGGAGAGGTAGGCGTACCGTCGTTATAGGTTCTATATGGGATTGGGAAGAAGACACCCCTTTCACGCTACCCGCGCTACGCCTAAGGGAAAACTTTTCGGGTTTCGATAACAGCCCGCAAATAGATCGACCTGAGACCAATATTATGCGCATACCTGAAAACACTATCCGTGCAATATACGTACTCGATAGCGCTGCTGACTAGCACCCAAACTGCAAACGTTTGCAAACTAAGGAACAGACCGAATGGACCATAACGACAAGAAAGGCAATGACCAACTCAAAGCCATACACGCTATCTGGGTAGCTAGGGTAGGACTATCTGCAGCACCAGAGACCCAGAAGCGGGAAATGAAAAAAGCATTCTACGCGGGGGCGCATACGATCTTATCGTTGTTGTTTAGCCCAAACGTAAACGAGGAAGATCTGGCGACTCTTCTAGAGAAGCTGAAAGAAGAGGCCAGCGAACATACGAAGGAATCTAAGGAGATACTGAATTGATCGCAAAGAACGGGCAATATACCACCTACCCCGGAAATGTGATAGAGCTAGTTGACCATGTCATCAACAATCGCAGACCTATGTACATTATCTGCCAGACACGCAATGAGCCGCCGCACCTTAGGTGGCTAGCGAACTACTTCGATGACGTTGACTACTGGGTTCACCACGTATCATGGATGACCGAGAAAACCAGTAAAGCCAAAGACGGAGAGTGGATATCTGGCTTCCCGCACGTTCACGACAGGGGAGCGGGGACGATAACTGCGATAACCTATCTGACCGAATGCGAAGGCGGGGAACTAGCCGTATGGAAAGAGGACGGCACTGAGATAGTTTACTCACCTAAACCGGGTCTGGTTGTGTTTACGGACGGGCAAGCCAAGCACGGCGTTAAGGCTGTTCGCGGGGGCGATCGGATGGCCATACACACAACGGGGCATTTAGTGAAGAAAAGAAAGGTCTGAAAAAATGAACTATATGGATGACTACGAAGATAAAATAAGCGAAATAAAAAATCGTAACATCGAGTACCAGATCCCAAGAAAACTTCAAGAAAGTTTCAGGGGCAAACCCTACTACGAAATGCTACTTATAATCTTCAAGTTACTAGACTCGTCTGGCATAGGAAGGGCGAGGTCGGTGGCTCTGCTTAAGGACTTGGGCAACAAACTGGATATAGTTATCCAAGAAAAAGTGGACGCAGCAATAGAACTTAGCACAGTCAAGATAAAGGGGCCTGCTGACGTCGAAGCCTACATATCTAGGCAAGTGACAAAAGCGATAGCAGCAAACGCAGACAGGCTGGAACGTAACATCGAAAAGCGACTGCGAGAAGAAATAGGCGAACAACTGCACAAAGAGTACAGGACACGCACTGCAGCTATAGAGGCCCGCTGCGAAGAAAGGTGTGAATACCTGCGTAAAATCAATACATCCCTGACGGGTATCAACAAAAAGTTGCAAGGGGAGAATAACGTACTTCGGGATGCTTACGATCTTAAGAGAAAAAAAGGCGTGGGGATCATTAGAAAACCCAAAGCTGCGCGGGTAGATTGGGTAAATACCTCGAAGCTAGATGATAGCTTCGACCAAAGTATCGTAGAAGAGTATTTTAAAGGGGTACACCATGAGTGACTATATAGAGTTCGATTATGACAGTCTGGAGGCAGATACGTGCGAGGCGTTTCTGTTCATAACAGATTCAAACAAAGGGGATAAATTATGGGTCCCGAAAAGCGTAGTCGAACCTGTAGACAGGGAAGAGCTAGAGCACGAACTTCGTTTGGCGGAAGCTGATAACGGGATGACAGATGCGGGCTCTATTGAGATACTCGAATGGTTCGCAATTGATAAAGGGTTGGTTTGATTATGGAAAGGTATTTAGTTTCGATATTGTTCGGGGCATTAGCGGCGTACGTGCTTCTTGTAATATCAGAAGTCGTAGGCGAGTACGCGTTTACCGCAATATGCGCGGGGCTTTTGTTCGGGGCATTTCTGGTAGTAATTAAAAACGTTTTTTCGGGGACACTGAGTGACCTCAGACAGGCGCACGAACAGGCTAAGCACAATGTCGAAGAAAGGCAGAAGGAAGTCGAGAGACTGCAGGGGGTTGTCCAAGGGTATCAGGCAGCAATAGAAGCCAGCGCTAAGCTAGGAGGGTACGATGACGTCCTGTCCTATATGCGGGAAAACCCAGAAAGCCACGAATGGCTTATGATAATGGAAGAGAGTATTTCTCGACTGTACGAGCTTGGTGCTTTAACCGACAAAGAAAGAAAGACGTTGGACATGACCCGTGTTATCGAAGAAGTGAAACGCGGCGGGCTGTTATGAATATCGAAGAAGCAGTAACTAGGGGCGTGATTGAACTATGCGCCGAATGGAACGGAGGCAGACCTTTCACAGACGCATACGTGATGTCTGGCTTTGAAGGCACACTCGACCAAGCTATGGATGCACTTAGGCCATACATCGAGTTCTTAGAGGACAATGTGTCTAGGCTAGAGAACGGCATGGAAGCAATGACCGTCAAGCAGGCACTTACGGTAGTCCGCCACACTACGCCAGAAGCTCGTGAGGCGTCTTTCCGCTCTTCAAGCAACCATCATAGGGTAATACTCGAAACGCTCTCAGAAGGGCCTGTAAAGGGTATGACGGCGGAAGAGATCTCAGACAAATGCGGGCTTGACTACCACAAAGTCAATCGGCGTATGAGTGAACTGGAAAAGTCCCAGCAAATTAAACGTAGCTGCGTAGAAAGACAGCTTCGCTCCGGCAGGTATGGTGCCGTTTGGGTCTTGCAAACGTTTGCATCATGAAATCCCACGAAGGCAGATCAATAGTTGCGGAGACGCTGGGCGAGAGCTGCCAGTACGGCGGGCCAGACTTCGACTACACCTACGACGAGAACAACATACAGAACCCTGACAGTGATGACCCGCTAGACGAGCTTGTATGGGTTAGCAGGAAAAGAGGTTGGATGGCCAGCGATACTGGGACGACACAAACAAACTCCGAGACACTATAGACGATCAGATAAAAGAACGCAGAAAGCTGGAAGTCAAAATTGACGAATTGGAAGAGTACACCAAGCAACTAAAAGCACTGGCGGGCATACCCGACAGAAAACGAGTAGTAAGGACTAGGAGAGTAAGTAATGGCGAATAAAAACAACCCCACTGATAATGACTGCTACGACAAGGCAGAACTGGGCGAAGAGTATTTCGTGCTACTGGCCAGAGACGAGGCTGCCCCGCATGCGATACGAAAGTGGGTAGATACAAGGCTCATGCTAGGGCATAACGAACCGGACGATCAGCAAATCCAAGAGGCCCTCGATTGCGCTGTCAAAATGGACAACTGGCGTATAAAGAACGAAGTGCGCCTGAGCCTGAATGACGAAGAAGACAAAAAGAAAAGGCAGGCCCTGCGGGAGATTATATTGCGTAACGACCCATCAAAGGGAGCACCTTCATCTACCTTTTATGGGCTTCCGATTACCGAACTGTCTCGACAAGAACTGATGGCCATGATCGAATGGCTTGGCGGGCAGAACCGGACTATGCGGGAACGGTATGACAACATGGCAAAAAAACTATGATCGTGGTGAAAGTAGAGATGTGGCCCGGAGGCAGCGAAAAAGGTAAGTACGAACTTTGCACCATGACCATGACCAACACGCCAAAACCGGGTGAGACAAGGTCAGCAGATCCAGCAGTTGGGGACTATGAAATAAAGTTATTCAGAAGACCTAACGTGCATGGGCATTCGGCAGATATTAGAAAGTGGAAACCGATACGCTTCGGTACAGTTAAAAGGCACCGCCGCAGGGATTACCATGTAATGGTGCTAGTCCGCAAAGCTCTGACATCCCTAGGCATGGACAAGTACATAGGGTAGTATCTCTTAAGGGTAAATACATTCAGGTTGGCGCATGAAAAACTTCGATAGCTACGATTTCAGCTGGGAAACGTATCGCACTGCGATAAAGCACTACAGGCACGCAATAAAACGTAACCCTGATTTCTTTGATGAAGTAGAGACTTCCGTGAAAGACTTTCATGATATGGACCTGTTCCGGTTCCTGCTACTAGAAGCGATACTAGGTACGGACACGAACGGTGTAGTAGAAAGGCATCGTATACGGAACTTCAACCCTGTGGAACCGTTCAACACGCTAGAGATGGACTTCAATAGTTTTGGTCTGGTAGGGCGGAATGCACTAGAAGTAAAAGATAGGGCACACGCAGAAAACTACTACATCAAGCACACCGATAGGCATATCATATTCCCTGAATCGGCAGACCTAGTTCAAGAGCTGATAGAAGCTAACTACGCACTGGATGGTTTTGTTCTTGACGAGACGATAAACAGCGGGCTGATTATGATGCCGAAAGGAGCTTTAGTAGATGGGCACCAAAGACACTCCGTAGGCTTCTGTATCGCTTCCTCTTACGAACTGACTCGGGCCTTCGTAGATGATATGTGCGAATCCATTACGCCTCGGCACAGGAAAGATTTCGGCACCATTAGTGATGCGCTTTACGACGCTATAACTAAAAAGGAAGAGCAGGACGCAAGACAATTCCATGAAAAATCTCTGACACTAATGTCAGCTAACATGGCGCATACCATAGCTGTCAAAGACATCCCAAGCGTACTGAGTACTCCAACAGACCAACTAGATGCGCAATGGGCTGAGCACTACGGCAGAAGCATACACGAGCTGGTAGAAGAGATTAAGGTCGTAATATCCATCTTGGTCTACATACAGGCGCTAGGCGAAGACGTGCTAGTTGATGGCTTCCCTAAAGGGGAGACTGTAAACAAACAACGTTTTCGGGCACCACAATCATTATCTGGCCCGCCCAAAGCAATATGCCTTAAAGGACCCAAGCGGACAGGCAAGAAAGTGAAGGGTCACTACCGAAGGTTCCACTTCCGTACGCTCACTGACGAACGCTATTACCAAAACGAGCACGCGAACAAACCAAGAGGCTCTAGGGTTGTGTTCGTGAGTCACTCGCTTGTGGCAGCTAAGAATGTGAGCCCACATGTTCTGACAGACGGTACTGAAAACGAAAGCAAAGTAGTAGAATTAGAAAATAACGAATAGAGGTTGGCACTATGAGAGTTAAGAGAAAGCACGTCCCGAGCACTTTTCAGCGCAAAGGTATAGGGGTAGGCGGGCGACCGCTTAAGCCACTGAAGGAGATGCTAAGGCAGTACTTGTCGCCTAGTTCACCTTTGTACCGAGACGCGGATCTATACAGTAACTGTATAGCTCTGGCGTACACGGAAGAGGAAATACGCTTCTGCCGTAACTTCGTAGAGAAGAAACTGGAAGAGCAGGCAACAAAGAAGTTTGCAGGGTAAGCCCTGATAGGACCGACCGAGAGAGTGGTTTCATTGCCCTACACTACTTTCGGTACGTCCTATCAGGCAACTTGTGTATCACTTTGCAATGAATGTATCTAAAGGCTAATATAGTTTCAGGGCAATCAGAAAGGCACGTACCAATGGACGAATATTACAAATACGAAAACGGCGCACTAGTTGTTGTAGATGGGGTAGTCGTAGAAAAACCTAAGAAACGCCGTACGTTTGTGCGTAAGCGCAGAGATGATTCCGACCAGCACTTGGTTGACCTGCGGGCGCAGGAGATAGCCAAGGAGTATAAGGAACAATTCCAAACTGACCTAGACTTCTACCGTGAGCAGGTAAGTGAACTAGAAGTCGAACTCTACAACAAAGATATCAGGATCTCTAGCCTAAAAGAAGATATTACAACTATAGGCAAGCAGCTCACACGAGAGCGTGAAAATACGCACCGAAACATTAGCCACTTTAGTTCGGTAGACCCAGTAACTGAAATCATGAGCTTCATCAAAGACGCCTACCGAGATGGCGTGTACAACATGCTGGACAAAGTAGATGAGCTTTACTTCCGCAACCAGCCCGCGACTGCCGGACCGTGGGGCAGCGACAATGAAGATGTCGAAGTGGTATCGGACACCGAAATCGAATTTATGATAACAAACTACGTCTCCAGCGCTTTGCGGGACAAAGGCCTTAGCAGAGAAGTGAGACGGAAAGCTAAACGAATCGCGGAAAGTATTAAGGCGGATGAAGAAGAGACTAAAGATGAGGTAGGAGGTTCGTGGTGATAGACGTATGGGAACTAACCCCAAAACAGGTAGCTCAGGAATTCGAGAAGATCACAGGCAAAACCCTGTACGATACGGAGTACTTGTTCTCTATCATGGCGCTAGATTACGTGTCTGTGAATTGGTTTTCGGACACAGGGGTATGGTACGCGGATATGGGCGGTTTCAGATTCTGGCATGTTAACCTTAGTACCGCCATTGGCATGGTATACATCTACAACAGACTACGGAATCAAAGCAGTGAGCGACCAAAAAGGAAAAGAAGAGCAAGGCGCAAAGCGTCAAGTTAGGCGACCTAAGCGGGCAGAGGAAAAGATACCTGTAGGGACTTTGATAAAAGAGCTGACCCGCAGAGTCGAAGACATGGCCATAAAGATCGACCAGCAGTCGGATGAGATACGTGAACTACAAGCGGATAAAGAGGCACACACCCACTACATAAAAAGGTTGCTGAAACGTAACACCCTCCAAACCAGCTTATATTCATTAGCTAGGCAAAGGCTAGGCCAAGGCCAGAGTCTCAGACAGGTGGTGGATAGGTTCTTCAGTTCTTCAGAGAATGCCTCGGCGTTTGATGCGTTCACTCTAGATAGATTCTTGCAAACGTTTGCAATATCTGTTTCAGACGAAGACCCTTTAGATATAGACATAGAAAACGTAATAGAGAACGGTGTCGAATTCGGGAGTGAAGACGAACACCCAGATCTCAGCAACCCGCTGCAAGATGTATTGGATTCAGAAGAGGACGATGGATAATGACTGTACCCGGATATAGTTTGGTATCACAGAAGGGCCGCGTAATGCCGCACCTGAGCCCTTTCGGGCGAAACTTCATGCTTGCGGACTTTATGTACAACGATTCTGTTATACGCAAAGGTGACGTAAACTTAATGCCACGCGACCCGTCTTCGGGTATGCGCCTTGACATGATAGCTCTTAGCAGCCTTATTAACGCTACCTATGACTACCTAGGTAACGTCAGTATCAGCTACGGGTACATAAGCCCCGCGCAGTCAGAGAGACGCGTCAGATGGAAGGACCCTAAAAAGCCCTCCCTGCATCGCTGGGATAAAGGGGCAGCTGTAGACATATGCTTCCACGACAGCGAAGAGCTATCTAACACGCCTCCAGCCTACATAGCCATGGCACTGTACTCCAAGTTCTCTTCGGTAACTAGCAGGATGATAACCTACTCAGAGTCGCCTTATGTTTGCATCGCAACGGCGGGGGACCAAAAACTTGCTGAAAGGAACGCCGTGTACTTTAACTCTTATGAGGGTGTACATGGAGCCAAACCGGGCCACATAAGACCGACTAAACGAGCGAGACATTCGTTAGCTTCTTGTCACATTAACGCGGATCAGCTTAGTGATTTGGTAGAAGGTAGCTTGGACATACTGGCAACACAGACTGACGATCTGTCCCTTGAAAAAGTTAAGACCGATATCAAAGAGCACGGCTGGAAAGGACAAGGCCACCCGTCGTACCACCTCAATGGGGCGAGACAAGTGCAGCACATCAGGCTGGGTCGTAACCTCATGCTCAAAGATATTTTGCCTTGGATACCTAACATAGTAGACGGTGGAGAAGGCAAGGTCACTAGGTCAAACAGACCGCCTGCTAACCCCACCGCCATATCTAAGATCAAGAAGCTGTCCACCGTCTTGGACAGGACGTTAACGAACTATTACGAAAGCAAAGAACCGAACCGACCTAGACTGCCTAGAGTATCTATACTCAGTGCGTACAAAGGGTACTGCGGTCCATCTATCAGTAGACTGCTGCCGTCGGTCGCGTCTTACCATTCAGAGTATGGTTTCCTGCCTTGGACCCACACAGAAGGGCTGGCAGTACTCGCAGTCCATAACACTGGTTACCCAAGTTTGCGCAGCGCGATAGACAGGACCCTCGGATGTACCACACTGGAAGCCAACGAGGAAATGGTTGATACAACTGGCAGGAAGTTCCTATTAGTGAGGTTTGGCTAATGCAGACTTACGTAGCACTTTGTATCATCGAGCGGGCTAACACACCAGAGGCGCTGGCCCAGATCCGAGTAGAAGCAGAATCCATGGATGAGGCCCGACAAACAATCGTACAGCACGAGTGGGACGGGGTGCTAGGCATACAAGGCAAGTACACAATACGGATACCCCAGATAGGGCTGCTTGAAGATATGCGCACTTTGCGGGCAGAGCCTAAGCCACAGAGAAGGCGTCCAAGAAGGAGAACGAATGTTAATTGAAAGTTTTCTAGCTGAAGTACCTAAAGCCAAACCACGTCGCAAACGTTTGCAAAAATACAAACTGAGAAAAGCCAAGACGCCTCAGGAAGGTTACCCGCTAGCTGGAGTAATGGCGTTGGTTGAGGACCTTGGCCCGCACCGTAAGCCAAAGGTAGGAAAGACCAATGTAAAGTTCGACGAGTCGCTGGTACTCAACGTGGCTTCGATTCTACCGATGGGTTTGTACAGGGAGAGCCCCGCGATGCTTGTGCTACTGACTCGCTACAACAAAGATTACTCAAGCATAATCGCCTGCTACACTGACCTGACTTTCCCTCATGTGCTTTGGCGGGAGCCGACAAAAAGGCCGGAGTGGTTATATGGCAGCTAACCGATATACTTTCTTCGACAAGAGCAAGCCTATACCTGCGTACGTGGAGAATATGTCTTCTGAGAATCACAGGAGGTATTACCAAACGGTATACGCAGCCCAGCCCGTATGGGCAAACAGGGCAGACATCCGCTCTATCTACAAAAGGGCCACAGCGATGCGTGAGAGAGGCTCCAGCGCCGTAGTAGACCATATCGTACCCTTGAAGCATCCTATGGTTTGCGGGCTACATACAGCAGACAACATGCAGATAGTCAGTGAGAGTTATAACATGATGAAGAGCAACAAATTCTGGCCGGACATGCCGTATGAACAGGGAGACATGTTTAGTGCGTTTCTAGAAGCGGAGACTTTCTGTCTTGGGTAGCGGTGGTAGCAACGCCCCGAGAGAAAGGTGTATATGTAGATATTGTGTACGAAAATACGCTAAGGCGCGGAAACGAAAAGCTCTGGGAGAGATACAAGATTGGCAGATGCCTCCCAGTGGTAGGTTCACGTTACGCAGGCGGATCAGTAAATACAAAAGGCCGCCTAAGTGCCCGCATTGCGGGAGCACCAATATTAGGTCTGACGAAGGTAACAGGAGAAAGGAGAAACAGGCCCAAGATCTTTGCTACTGTAACCCAATACCTTTTCCTCACCAGAAAGGTACTATACTGGGTTGCATACATCACCCAAAAGAAGAATGGACTGAAGACGATTTTATGCAATACGATAATATGATGCGAACGCCTAGGACAGAGTGATGACCGTAACTGTGCGAACTAAGCCGACTAGCTTAGACCAGAAAAGGAAGTGGTTGATCGAGCAAGTCGAGGAGACTGACGAAATAAAACGCCAGCTTAAAGAGAAAAGAGACTTATTCAGTGACGCTAAAACGTGTGCGATGATAGCCAAAAGAATTGAAGCCTATACCGAGAAGCGTAAGGCCCTGACCAGACAACTACATCGGATTAAAAAGATGATAGCATCCCGCAATAAAGAAAAATCGGGTAGATGACATGGCCAGAAAAAAGAGAACCAACCCGCTATCTGATGCAGTCGAGGTAGCGCAGAAGCACAACCTTAAGGCGGGTAAGTACCAAGGCGAGACATACGTTAAGGGCGCACTGATGGTCCTGCTATCGAATGAACACGACCAAGTATCGGACGCTTTACAGCTATGGAAAGACAAGTACGCAGATAAAGCGCCTATAAGAAAACGCCGGAGCCGAAAGCGAAAATAAATCTGGCTTAAGGTTCCATTGCAAACGTCTGCAATTCTGGATAGACTGCCTGCCATTACTTAAGCAAGGGTAGTGCAGCTATGTCGGAAATTTACCCGACCTACATCGTAGAGGTTAAGCAGGTAATATCTGGTGATGACATCCTAGTCATGGCCGAACTCTCCCCTGATGACATATACAAGAAAGTCCGTTGCCGCCTAGAAGGGGTTGACACTCCTGACGGCTATCGACAAGACAAAGACTCCCCTGCAGGTAAGGTAAGAGAGCTGGTAAGAAAACTGGTGAAGAACCAGAAATGTTCTGTTATCGTTAAAAACCAAAGTCGCAAAGATTGGATCGTGGAAATGTTTATCCATGACGGCGACAAAAAACTGAACCTCAACGCCTACCTTATTAGCGAAGGCTACGTTTACTCGCAGGATAACTCTGATGTCCAGAAAGCCAAGACAACGACCTAGCAGCGGATCAAGATCAGGTGGGGGTTCTGACTCTCGATGGTCTCAGTCCAAAGTCTCAGGCGCAGTGATACGCAGGTCTTCGGAAAGTAAGATCAACAAGCTAAACCGTGCTGACGAATCTAGGCAGCAAAACTTAGATGACGGTAACGTCCAGCTGAACGGCAAAGAAGTCGAGATGAAGCACCCTATCGGGGTGGGTACGCTTGATCGGCTTTTTAAGATGTCCAATACTCTGGGCCAGTGCGTCAACGCCTACGTAGTCAACATAACTGGTTTTGGGCACAGGATCGTTGCAGCAGATAAAGACTTCCCAGCAGATCCCGTGGAAAAGCAAACACTGAAGAGCTGGCTTAAGCACTTCAACACCGATAGATCCTTTGCTGAAGAGAACAGGTCTCAGGTATTCGAATACGAGAAGTATGGCGGGCGGTATATGGAAATCGTTCGGGGCAAGAACAAAAAACCAACACTGGCAAGACATACCCCCTACCTGACCGTAAAGCAGCAATCCAAACAGAAGAAAGCCATCACGGTCGAGAGAACGATTGATCGTGGGGGTAATCGCGTCCTAGTCAAAGAGAAGAAGCGTTTCAGGCGTTACATCCAGAGGATAGGCGGGACTACCACTTACTTCAAAGAGTTCGGTGACCCGCGTGACATGGACTACAGAACCGGACGATACGCCACGAGAGATAAGAAAGTACCCGTTGGCTTTCATGCGACCGAACTGCTTTTCAAGAAGCAGGAGTCCGAAAGCATCTACGGAGAGCCTCGCTGGTATCCTATGGCTCCAGTTATTCTGGGCATCCGAGAATCGGAAGAAGTTAATCTGCGGTTCTTCGAAGACAACACTGTACCGAATGCGTTCATCACAATTTCAGGCGGCAGGTTGACGGAAGAGTCTTTCCGTGACATTCGAGAGCTGGTAGAGAGCAGCAACAACAAGCACAACGCTATCACCTTGATCGAGGCCATATCTGAATCTGGTGGTCTGGACGACAAGAGCGGGACAGTACAGATCAACGTAGAGAAGATGACCAGTGAGCGACAGAGCGACGGCTTATTCGCTGAGTATGATGAAGCAGGCCAATCAAAGATTCAGTCAGTGTTCCGCTTACCGGGCGTAGTGCTGGGCAAATCTCAAGACGCTACCTTTGCCACTGCAAACATTGCTGCGTTCGTGGCAGAGATGCAGGTGTTCTCCCCTGAGCGGGCAAGCCACGACGATTGGTTGAACAACTCTTTTGTGAACCACGAGATGGGCCTTAACCTGAAGACTGTCAAGATTGAATCTCGCGGGCCTTCGCTTACCGCACCACAGGACATCGTCAAGGCACTGACTGCAGGTAACGTAATGGGCGCAGTAACGCCAAGGACAGCAGTTGAGTTATTGAATGAGCAGCTGATGGTCGGATTAGAGCCGTACCCAGAGGAAAATGAAGACGGCTACTTGCCATGGATGGACCAGCCACTTGCGCTATCTCTGAGGCTTGCAGGTATGACTGATGACAAGGATAACGATATCGACAGAACTTCTGTTGAGTCCGAAATCTCTGATTCAGAGTCTGATGAAAGGGACACGGAAGAGGGTAATAACGTGACTTCATTGGATAACCGTCGCGGGTAACTTCAGAAAAACTGTTGCTTACCCTGAGTGACCTGATATAAGATTCGAAAATATTCGATGCAAACGTTTGCAAGATGATTAAATTTAGGCCAGAAAATGGAGAAGAAAGGCTGGCCTTTGGCGAGGTGTTGAGACCGGATGTGCCTAACGTGTACAACGACTTCCACACCAAAGAGAACATTCGCCAGTTTGCATACGGGTTTATGATTAACGGTTTCGGGATTGATCGAGACCACGACAACATTGATATCAGCTCTGGGATAAGGATAGTAGAGAGCTTCATTGCTCAACCCAATGACCCTAGAGGATTTGTTGACGGTTCGTGGGTAGTAGGTATTTACGTCATTGACGATACGGTCTGGCAGGACATAGTCAGTGGCGAGTTAACTGGGTTCTCTTACGAGGCCTTAGTTACGACCTTCGGTGTACTAGTAAACGTGGAAGACAATCGGCAGGTAGTAGGGCAAACGTTCCCTGACCCTGATGACGGACACGTACACGATTTTTGGGCGGTTACTGACGCGGAGGGGCGGGTAATTACCGGAGGCACTACTAGCGTGAACCAGCATAGTCACAGTATATCGGCAACCACCTACACAGAGAGGGATAGTGCCGATTCTCACCGACATAGATACAGCCTTATGAATTCTGGAGAAGCTAATGCGCAAGCGTAGACAACGAATCAAGAGAGATGCCGAACAGGTATCCAGAGAAGTCAACCTGATCGAGCTGGAGGAAGCGAACTTCCTTTCTATCGTTAAACGTCCTGCGAACAGAATCCCATTCCAGATCGTTCGTAATGAGGGCGGCAAGGTCCAACGAACTAGACGAGATAGCGCACTGCTGTCTATTCGCCTACCGGACGAAACCAGTGACGAAGATGCTGCAGCCATCATGCGGGCATACGGTCTGACCGAAGAAGAGTACGAGGTTTCGCGGGAAGAAGACCAAGCATGGCTAAAGCGTAAGCAGCGTGATGCCGACTCAGAAGACCCCATGATTATTCAACTTGCCAACGGCATGGAAGCAGAGATTGATAAGGCTGCCGTGACCCGAAGTATCGTCCGCAGCGACGATCAGCCTTCGCTTTCAGTTATCAAAATCAATCTGGGCAAGGTGACCCGTAGCGAAGCAGAAACATGGCTGAAGGAAAAGGATATTGCCTTCAACAAAGAAGACCTGTTTGCTGTTGCAGGGGAGCAGATGCTGGTACGTCATGATTCCCCAGAAGACATTGATACCGTTACCGTAGATCTTGGTGAGGGCAAAACGGCTGTTGCCGCACACACTCAGCGTGATGATATCCCGCACAAGATCTATCGAATGGTTATCGAGCAAGCCTATGGCCGAAGCGGCTGGGGCCACATCGACTTCTTTCAGGCCATGCTAGACGAGCAGTTTACTGCCGACGCCCGTAGCGCAAACCATTGGCTTTGGGAAGTATTAGACAACATCCTATTCTACAGTGATCTTCCACTGTCAGATCGTCAGTCACTCATTGAGAATGCGCTTGGCGAGTACAACGCGTGGATTACTGCACTCATGCAGTCTCTTCCTCGTGAAATTATGTCCACAAATACTGTTGACCTAAACAGCCAAGGCGGGGATGATACGTCCGTGGCTGCTTCTGATTCTGGTAGTACTACAGAAGATGATGGTCAGGAAGAAACAGTTCGAGAGGACGAAACTGAAACACCAACTGAAACTATGGAGACTGCTGAGATGAAACAGAAGCAAGAATCCGGTGCCGTTAGCGAAGAAGCCAAGCGAGACGATGAAGTCGTTACGACTACTGAAGACGAGCAAAAGGCGGGTGCAGAATCTGAGCAGGAGCAGGCTCCTGTAAAGACTGAGCGCGAAGACGCAGCCACCGAAGAAACGAAAACCGATGATGAGAAAATTTCTCTGAGTCGATCCGAACTATCTGAAATCGTATCCAATGCTGTAACAAATGCTTTGGGTTCGGTCGAAGAAAAACAGCGGCAGGAAGAAGAGCTATCTGATCCTACGTTGAAAGCACTTGGCAAGGTCGCAGACGCGGTCGAAGGTCTAGCCAAGCGAATGGACTCTATCGAAGCTGCTGGCTCCGAAACGGTTGTACGCTCTGATGCCGATGACGATGGTGAGGCAGAAGGCGAAGAAGAAGACGAAGACAATGCGCGAAACGAGGCTGACCCTTTCCGGGGTTCATTCCTACGTGCAGACGTACTGAAACGCTTCGAAGGTGTAGCAAAGGGCAAGTAAGCCCGTCCGACTGTAAGGTCGAAACTTTTTACAATTCATAACCCAATAGGAGTTAGCAATGTCTAACAAACGTGTAAAGGAAGTCCTAGCACGAGCCGATATTGGTGTTGGAGACCTTCTGTCCGATGGGGGGCTTCTCCAAGCTGAGCAGGCTGAGCGATTGATCGACGAGGTGGAAGAACAACCCACCATGATTAACCGTGTGCGTACCGTTCGAATGAACTCGCATACGTTGAAGATCGACAAAGTCGGTTTTGATTCACGTATCATGAAGGCAGCCCCTCAAGGCACGTCTCCATATGCTGATGATGACGGCACCAATGACCGCCACCTTGCTGCGGCAAGCCGTTCCAAAGTTACTACTCGTCAGATCGAGCTGGTAACCAAGGAAGTAATGGCGGAAATCCACATCCCTTACGACGTGCTTGAAGACAACCTCGAACGAGGCAACTTCGAGTCCCACGTATTGACTCTGATGGCTCGTCGAGCTGCTCAGGATCTGGAAGAGTGGATTATCAGCGCAGACGACGCATCTTTGGATTCGTATCTGGCACTGACCAACGGCGTCATGAAATTAGCCACGTCTAACGTGGTTGACAACCTGTCTGCTGGTTTGTCACCGGATACTTTCCGTGATGCCATGCTTGCAATGCCACAGCGTTACCTGCGTATGCAGGGTCAAATGGCTCACTTCACCACAGTTCAGGATGAAATCCGTTACCGCAGCAATGTGGCACAGCGGGCTACTGGCTTCGGTGACTCTGCATTGACAGGCGCATCGCCTATCTTTGCTCATGGTGTGCCTGTAACGCCTACTCCATTCATGATTGCCGATCAGGCGCTTTTCACTATGCCTGAGAACATCGTGTTTGGTATCCAGCGTGATATCCTCGTCGAAACTGAAAAAGATATCCGGGCTCGTGCTCTGGTTATCGTCATGTCTACTCGCGTAGACGTGCAGGTCGAAGACGAAGAAGCACTGGTGAAGATCACCAACATCAACTAAGGTGTTGTGAAGTAACGGTAGGGGGCTTCGGCCCCCAACCTATTTTGGAATGGTGTAAACGAGGAAAGTAATATGAGCGAACTACCCGGAAAAAGAAAGATTGCGCAAGGCTGGATCGACGATGGCGAAGAGCTGGACATCGAACTGCCTACAGAAGATAGTTACTTGGTGTTGCAAGGCGCGAATACATACGTGTCACGTTTCATCAACGGCGGAGAGCCTGTTAAGCGCGGGCAGACAATTTTCGTCACAGTAACTACAGCAGGGCTGCTTCTGACCACTGAAGTACGTAACCCTAAGAATAACCTACGCTCTACGATGTTTCGTATGGCGACCGACGAAGAGCGTGATGCCTACCTTGCTGAGCGGGATACAAGTAACCCGAGAACTGCAAGCAGGGAAGCAATGTCACGTAAAGCGCGGGAAGAGCAGATCGACGCTGGACATGCCAGTTACGATGCCGAGAAGGTGCATGCAGAGGAAGACGCACTTAAGTCTACCCGCTCACCACGACGTAGACGTTCAAAGAACCAAGGTGACTAAGCAAAATGTTGCTAGCTAGCAAAGACGAAGTACTGGCCCGAATGGGTTTGACGGAAAGGACGGGGACGGAGTCCTCTGTTCAATCCGCACTTTACGGTGCGACGTCTGCGCTAGAGAATGTGATTCGTACTCAACTCAACCGTCAGGAGCGTATTGATTACTTCGGTAACGTTCGCAACCAAAGATCGGCCAGAGGTGAGTACGAATTTTTGCTTTTATTGGAGAATGGATTTTTAGACCCAGAAGAAAGGGTCAGAGTCTATGTGTCCAATGACGGCAATCCAATACTGCGGGTAACAGACACCAACTCCACCCTAGCAGACCCTGATGGGATCGACATCGACTATGATAGAGGTAAGGTAACCATTGGTAACGATGTGTCCCTTTACTCTCCTAGCAAGAGGCGCTGTATAGCCGTGAGGTACGTATCGGGCTATGAAGTCAGTGACGCATCAGATCCTTTTGCCGTAGCTACAGGAGTACCTGATAAGATCAAGAATGCTGCTATTGCTTTAGCTATCGGAGTACTGCGCTCCAGCAACGCGCCGATACCAAAGACCAACCAAGCCCAACAGATGCAAGCGCTCTCTTCTGAAGCACGACGCTACGCAGCCAACCTTATACGTACAAAGCCCCGAGGCGATTTTACAGAAGCCACGGAGATACTCTAATGGTAGTCCGCGCCCGTGCGAGACTGACAGGCAGAAAAGCTCTCCTTAAGAAATACCGAAGGATCGCTTCACAACTGCCGGGGATCGTAGCAGATAAAGATGGTGTCATAGCTGACATAGTCGTTCGACACATTCAAGAACGGTTCGAGACTAAGCAGGGCCCTGACGGTACACCATGGCCTGCCTTAGCCGAAGGTAACTTCCCCAGAGGCAACCCAGACAAAAAAGACATCCTGCGGGATAGTGGGAAACTCAGTAAGTCGATTGGGGTAGCCTCTTCCGGCTTCGTGTCTTCTATCCGAGGTAACACGGGTTTCGGTTTTCGTGTAGGGGTACTAGGTAACTTACCTTATGCTAGGACCATGCAAAGCGGGGGAGCGTCTCCACTGACAGGCGGGAAAGTACCTGCGAGACCTTTCATGGGGGTAAGCGACGAAATGGTGGAAGACGCAATCAGCCACGTACAAGAACGTGTAGCTAAGGTAATAAGATAATGAAAACCAGTTTACTTGAGCAGGAACTAATAGACGTAGTCAGTGCCTTAGACGGTTTTGATGACCGCGTATTCTCTGTTTACAATATGGACGAGCTGGAAGAGAAGGCCTCTATATCAGGCTTCCCTATCGTGGCTATTGGCTTCGAAAGAGCTGTTCCTTCGCCCGGTAATCAAGGGGTAACTGCCGAGGGCAGGACAAAGACCGGATCTGATGATAGAATGCTTGTCAATAAAAGATTTACTATAGTGGTCGGTGTCGATTACAATTGGAACGGTGAAGGCGAATCTGGTAGTAGAGCAGTAGCGACTGATTTGTTAGATGACATACGCAGAGCACTGCTAGGGTATGTCGGTGTAAACAAAGGAAGACCATGGAGGTTCGTAGGGGAAGGCCCTACTGATACAGCTTTGGCTAGTGTGATTTTTTATGCACAAACGTGGGAGACCACAACACTTATCACAGGCGGTAACGCCTAAAATCCGACAGGAGAAATAGACCCATGAACTATTACTATTCTGGTCAGGGTTCGTTATATGTCGGGGAGCGAGACGCTAATGGTCAGCCCAAGGGTCTCCTTCCTGTAGGTAACGTACCTACGCTTGAAATCTCAATCGAGATTGAAAAGTTTGAACACAAGGAAGCCGAGACAGGCAACCGCTCCACTGACTTGACGATCATTCAGGAACTGAACGGTACTTTCAATGCTGTTCTCGAATCTATCACTTCAGCTAACTTGGCGCTGGGATTCTTCGGAACCTCTGCTACAGTTGCTGGTGCGGTAGTCGCTGCTGAAGATATCCTCATTGAAACCGAGGAAGTCATTTACCCACTGGCGAATATCAACATTGACGATAGTGTCGAGCCTACTTGTGAAGACAGCCTAGCTGCTTCGCTAACGCTCGATACTGACTTCGAAGTTGATTACGCTAATGGTACGGTCAAGCTCTTGGCTGCCTATGGCGGGTCACTGCCTGAGACGTTTACCTTCGGGTACACGTTCCTTAGCCAGCTGAAGATGAGCGCCTTTACGAAGACCACCATCGAACGGTATCTGCGTTTCCAAGGCCTTAACACGGCAACGGAAGCAAGTGACCCGGTCGTTGTGGATATCTTCAAGGCGTCCATTGACCCAGCACAGAACTACGGCTTGATTAACGAGGAAGTGGCTTCTTTGACACTTACTGGTAATATCTTGCAGGACAGCTTGAACGCTAGCAAAGGTTCTGAGTTCTTTATCGAGCGAAGGACTGGGTCGCTATAAAGCGATTGCAGTTTTGGTGAAACTTTAGCGCTCTCTATATGGGGGCGCTTTTTATTTAAAAGGTGAAAACATGAGTGAAGTAGAAGATCAAGGCGTAGATGGTTTCGACATGGATGAGTTCATGCAAATCATCGAAGGTGCTGCCCCATACACGGTATACCTCAGTGAACGATACCCATCGGTCGAGATTAAAACCGTCAGAGCAGCGCAGCTATTTAATATTACAGACCTATTGCGGGGTGTGTTATCCGTAGTAGGTAGCGAGGTGCTGACCTCTGACAAAGCCTTGCAAACGTTTGCAAAGAAATTTATGGAGAACCCAGATGTTATCTTTGATCTGGTGCAGGACAACGAAGAAAGGCTATTCCGCGTTCTGGCAGGCATGTCTAATCTGTCAGAAGAGCAAGTCATGGACCTTGAAGTCGATGAAGTCGCTATCCTTACTATGTGCGAGTGGAGGTTGAACGAACGTTTTTTTATGACGCGGGTGAAGACCCGCCTCTCCCAACTGATGCCGCAGCAAAGCACAGAGCAATTGTCGAAAGGTCCGAAGCCCAAAGGCGGGCAAGGTCGAAAGGCGAGCAAAAAGTAATATCAAGACAGAAGCTAGCTAACCAGATACTGGAGGGGGTAGTCAGTCTGGTTAGCTCAGGCTTCCAAGAACAGGAAGTGATTAACTGGCCGTACCCGAAGTTTCTTGCCTACTCTAGTGCCGTAGAGCGCAAACGGATGAAAGATAGGCTTGAATTTTCTTACGATGTGATGCAAGGTGTATCTGGCCTCTTTGGTGGAGGTAAGGGCAAGAATCCGTTACAGAAGCATATTGACGAGCTTCAACTTAAGATAGAAGAACTCCATGGCGGCTGAAGATAGTTTATTACTTAGGATTATCGGGCGGGACGAAGCTTCCCGCTCGGTTAACCGTGTTCAAAGTTCCATAATCCGGGTAGTGGGTGCAGTCGCTTCGCTTAACGCAGCGTTCCGTACCCTAGCCTTCCCTGTACAGCAAGCTATCGAGTTCGAATCTGCCCTTAGCGACATCCAGAAGACTACTGGGTTCACAGATACATCCATCAAGGCCCTAGGCCAATCCTTACGAGACCTATCTATTGAGATAGGTGTGAGCGCCACTGAGCTTGCCTCTATCGCCGCAGCAGCGGGCCAGTTAGGTCTAGGCAACCAAGGTAGGCAGGCTATCCTAGCGTTTACTGATACGGTCGCCCGTTTCGCTACCGTAGCTGACCTTTCTGTTGACGCAGCGGGTACGTCTATCGCCAAGATTAGTAACCTGTTCCAGATACCAATTAACCAAGCTGAGCGAGTCTCTTCTGCGTTTAACGAACTATCCAACACCACGGTCGCTACGGCTGACCAACTAGTAGACATCGTTCGCCGTATCGGTTCAGCGGGTGGTCTCCTTGAGTTCGCAGAAACTGCAGCAATCGCAGCGACGTCACTAGAACTTGGCCAGACAGTGGAAGTAGCAGGCACTGCTGTAACCAAAGCATTCGCCAACATGCGGGTAGCTGCTGCAGACTTCGCGGAGCTTCAAGAGCTGTCCACAGATCAGTGGGTAGAGAATCTACAAACTAGTGGCATACAGGCGCTTAAGGATGTCATTTCGACTATTGGCGAACTGGAGGGCGTGGCGCAAGGCGCGGAGATTCGTAACTTGTTTGGCGGGGGTAGGCAGTTTGCTTTCATCTCTAGGCTGGTTGAGGACGCACAGAACGACTTCAAGATACTAGACGCTACTCTGGCAAACTCAAGAAACCAGTTCGATCTAGCTACCAGCTCTATCGAAGAGTTCGCTAATAAACAACGAAGCACCCAGAGACAGATAGGCCTTACTACCGTGGCATTTACCGACCTGTCTATCGTAGCGGGCCAGAGGTTCCTTCCAGCATTCAGGGACGTACTGGGTAGCCTGAGAGACTTCGCTACCTCGGAGGAGACTATAAATAGGGTCGAGGCATTCGCTGATAATTTGCTTGCAGCTGCTCAGGCTTCTTCCAGCTTCCTTGCGTCGTTTGGCCCGATACTGCCGAGCTTAGAAACATTCGTATCTATACTAACCATACTGAGTGGGCTAGTAGTACTCAGATCTATTATAGGTTTGTTCGCTGGGTTAGCTACCCCTATAGGCGTTGCGTCCAATCTGATAGGAGGGTTCGGTAAGTTAGTGACACTTGCCGTTACTCAGGTTGCTATATTAGTACCTGCGTTGACGGGATTAGGTAATGCCTTCTTGTTGTTCTCTGGTAAGATCGCAGCAGCCGCGACCGCAGCCAGAGCTGTGCTGTTAGGTCCGGCAGGTATTGTCATCGCCATAGCTGCAGGTATTGCACTACTTATACCACAGGTGCGCGAGGCGTTAGGTGACTTCGTTGATCTATTCCGTGACGGGACTGATGAACTAGCCGCGAGTAACCGGGCCACGCTGCGAGAGGTCGAGCGGGACATAGCCGCATTCCAAGAAGCACTGGAGTCCAATAACGGCAGAGGCATTGAAGCAGTTAATCTCGACTCTAAAAATGTCGATGACCTGATTGCGAAAATATCCAAGCAGATAGGTATCGTTGGCCAACTGCAGGGAGCCATAAGAGGCGCTACTTCGGAGCAGCAAAGATTGCGGGAGGAAGGGGAGCGTACCCTAGGGGCCTACGATGACGTGACAGCGTCAATCTCCAACCTAGAGAGACAACAGCTATCGTTCCAAGAAAAGGCCTCCACGGCCTCTCAGGGAGCTGCAGCGTCGGCTCAGGAATCCTTAAGGCGGGTAACAGCCGAGCTTGACACACAAAGGCAGCGGGCTTCCCTGCTAGAAAGACAGATTGCAAACGTCCAGAGGCAATACTCGCAAGTAGGCGATGCTGGGGCAAGGTTCTCTGCTGAGTTCCAAACAGCGGTGGTTAGCCTAACTCAGGTACTAAGTAATAGTGAGTTCCGTGCGATACAGGCAAACCTCCAGCTCGATGAGCAGAGACGGTCACTTATTGCCCTGCGTAAAGAAATCAGAGAGCTAGGTTCTTTGGATGCGAGTGCGCTGGACGAAGAAGCAGTATCTTCAAACAACGCCAGACTGTTAGAGCTTGAACAGCAATCTACCAGTACGGAAATAGCCGTAGCAGATCTTACGGAAGTAGTTGACGAGCTAGCCCCTGCATTGAAAGGCGCGATACCAGAATCAGTACTGGCTACGCTCAGGGGTTTCGACAACGAAGTACAGGACGGGCTAGTCAAGTCGTTAGGTGATGTACGTAATAACTTGGAGACTGTAGTATTCAGCACGAGCGGTGCGGTAAGAGAACTGACTTCGCTGGTCGCTACCTTGATACAGGCGGAAGCCCAAGCCCCTGCGCTTAAACTTTTGTCAGACAGAGCTACAGAGACAGCCAAGTCTGTATCGGGTATCTTCGACAACTTGCCCAGTGTCATAGCAGCAACACGCCAGCAGTTGGCCGATTTCGTATCTCGTATTGACGATATCCCTGCGCAACGAAGACTTACGATCAGGCTATCCACGGAGCGGGAAGATATCACGGACCTGTTCGATAAAGAGCAAGCACGGATAACTAAACGATTTGAAGATGCTGTTGCCAGAATTCAGGACATAGATTCGGGGGCAGGCCAAAGAAGACTCACTCAGTTAACCAGACAGCGTGATCGTTCGATAGAGATAGCGGAGAGCACCAGAGACACCTCACAGGCTCAGCTGGAGCTTCAAGGCGCTACAGAGAAGTTCAACAACCTTCTGGAGCGGTCTGCGCAGTTACGGTCTCAGGCAGGCATTCTGCAGAAGCAGATTAACGACCTTAGTGCGGATGGGCGAACCTTAGACGCAGAAGGCGTTAGGCAGCAGACCCAGCTTCTAGAAAGAATGAAGCTTGTTCAATCCCAGATCCGTTCTATCAACCCAGACATTCTGGCTAGTGCAGAGTCCTTTGGTTCCATCACTTCTGAAGTAGGTGAGATTGATCGGGCGCTCGGCAAAGAGCTAATACCGGACGCTCTGTTTGACGAATTCGCCACCCAAGCCAAAGAGTCAATACAAGCTAACGTCACTGCACTAGGCTCTCTGGTCGAGGCAGGCGGGCAAGCCGCAATAGAACTTAAGGCAGCTGCCCAAGAAATCGGCGGGATCGACTCGGTAACCAAGTCAGCTAACGAAAGGATCGAACAGCTGCTTAAAGGCCTAGGCGCTACCCAAAGTTTGGTGAAAGGGATCAGAGAGAATCTGGAGCAAGGGTTTAACAGCGAAACTGGCCTTGTTGGTCTACTGGACAGGATCACCAAGTTTGGCCAGAGCGGCTTCGACATCCCAGTGCGGTTTAATGACACCGAAGAGGTACGTCGGTTGTCGAGTGCTATCCAAGACGCCGCGTTATCTGTTCCTATAAGTTTCGAGACCCAGCAGGCCATTAACCAACTGCAAGAAGAAGGCGTTAACGACGTCGCTATTACCGTACCTGTTAAGGTCACTCCAGAAAAGTCAGTCACTGAGGTGATAGACGAAGGCCCGAGAGATGTGGCGGATGTAGACCTATCTGTTGATGATAGCAACCTTCGCAGGATCGTAGATAAGGAATACACGGCCAAGCTGAAACTTGAGGTAGACGTCGTAGGCGGTAACTTACAGGGCGAAGGTGTTTTACAGGACCTTATCCCCGCGTTTGCCAGCGGCGGTGGTGTTCGAGGACCGGGCACAGGCACGTCAGATTCAATACTCGCTAGGCTTTCCAATGGCGAGTACGTAATGGATGCACTTACCACGAGCAGGTTCGGCTCTGGGTTCTTTGCCAGCTTGCAGAAGCTAGCTAGGAGGGGCGTATCCGTGCCTAAGTTCGCCAACGGTGGGCCAGTAGGTAGCGTAAACTCGCCTAGAGGCGTCCAAGGTATCGCATCTGCTGCAGGCGGTCTAGCATCCGATGTAGTCAGACTAGTACTGGACATGGGGGACGAATCGGTCGAGCTAACAGGCGATAGGGCTGACGTCGAGAGATTGCAGCGAAGGCTGAAGAACGTCACTAAGAGAGGCGGGATAAGATAATGCCTGAAGTAGGAAGTATCTCATTAGGCGGGGTAGATCTTAACAACAGCCTGCAATGGAATAACCGATACCAATGGAGTCCGGCGCAGCAGAATGTAAGATCGACTCTGCTAGGTAACCAAGTGATATACCAGCAGGTAGTCACTGTAGGCAGGCCAATCGACTTGGAGGCCACCGACACCACAGGATGGCTGACCAAGGCCATGGTAGACAGTCTGCTTGCGTTAGCAGAAGAGCCTTCGGTAACTCGAACTCTGGTATTCCACGGAGAGAGCTACCAAGTGAAGTTCAAATACGAAGAGAATCAGTCCCCTGTAGCGTTTGTCCCTATACGAACGAAGCAGGTTCTATCCCCAGAAGATTGGATGGTCGGGACAATTAAATTGTTTACGGTGTAGGTTACACCTATAATCTAATAAACTTGCAAACGTTTGCATTAACACGAGGATTTTGTAATGACCATCTTAGCCGCCGAAGTTAAATTCTATAAGTCAGCCGAAGTGTCTGACGCAATCACCAATGGCGGGCTAATGTCTGCCATACAGTCAGTAAGTAACGTATCGGAAAACGTCTTCCCTAGCGTACCTCTTGCTGAGCGGACTGCGGGATCGACCAAGTACCGAAAGCTGTTCGCTAAAATTGCAAGCGTCAGTAACGAGACGCTGCAGAACTCCAAGATCTATCTTACGCAGCCTAGCCCCGGCGATGATGTTGTCACGATCTTTGCTGCAACCCAGACGGATGTACAGGATGACATTACGGGATCTGAAGACCACTTCGGTTCTGGCAGTCTCAATGCTTCTGTACTTGCTGGAGTAACCAGCATCGACGTTCTGGTAGAAGATGATTCACTGGATCGTATATTCCGTATCGGGGAGACCATACGCATATCTGACCAAGCGACGGTCGGTGGTGCGGGCAACGAAGAGTACAGAGAACTCACAGGCGTAAGTTACGTCGGTGATGTTGCCAGTTTGTCTTTCGCATCCGGCCTAGCCAACCCATACGATAGCAGTGACTCATATGTCAGCTCAGGTGTAGACGCAGGCAATATCGTAGGTAGCTTCGACGGTTTCGTTGTTACCTCGTCTGCAGGCGCTTACGATGACTCTGGTTCTCCTGTAGCGGTAGATTCCATCGCGGGCATCGAAGACACGATCACCCTGACGTTTACCTCCGCTACGGCATTCACTGCAGTCGGTGCGAACGCTGGCGCTCTGGGGTCGGGTACATTAGGTTCTGACTTCTCCCCTAACAACGCAGACTTTGGCGAACCATACTTTACGCTTCTGTCTGCAGGTTTCTCGGGTACATTTGCCGCGTCGGATACTATTGTATTCAACACCCACCCAGCTTCGTTCGGTATATGGTACAAGCGTACGGTTCCTTCAGGGGCTGCTGCGTTAAGCGGTAATACAGTCCGTACCATGGTATATGGCGAGAATGTCTAAACGTGGTCACGAAGAGAGTAGACGCAAGCCAGAGAGTACCGTTCGACTCTGGGTCCCGTGAGCCGATAGCAGAAGACAAGCTTGCATTAGAGCTTGTCCCTAGCTTCGACGATCCGGGTGCGTCTAGGCCTCCTTGGCAGACCGTGCGGCTGTTCCCTGCATTGAACGGGGTGAATGTAGAAGCTTCCAGAGGTGATGTCGAATACACCGGAACTTCCGGTCAGCTAAGCCGATCAGAGTTCGTGGAGTTTAACGGCAGCCGGACTTCTTCTGTTCAGTACCCCATCGACGGCGGGAGCATACAGCCAGTAGTAAAGTTCGCCTACGATCTGGACGGTAACGAGATAGGTGCGAATTTCCTTAGCTTCGTCGCATACAACAACCAAAAAGAGATTGTCTGTAATAGGGAGTTTGTCGGGGCAGTACAGATAGACTACGTGTCGTCTTACAAGATCTACCGATACCAGCCAGAAGACGGCGTCATCTACAGCCCCACGGGCCAACTACTGTTCGCTAACTACGGGACGATACTCGCCTTCAAGGATCAGCAATTTGCTACGCTGGAGATACAGCCACCTACCTTGAACTTCGATCAGTCGTCTTTCAAGAAAGAGCTGTATCGCGTGGTCTCCGTGATTCAAGTCAACGAAAACGGGCCATGGGAAAAGATAGAAGATTTCGATACAGGATCTTCATGGCCTGACGGGAATGCTCCTGCAGATGGGGATAGCCTTTTTGAGTACGAGCGGGTGCATGAGATAGGCTACGTGTCCACTTTCCACAGGGGATTCGTAAACTACGAAACAAGGTCTATTGCTTTCGAGCAAGGGCCTGCTAGTGGCGACTACGTACCCGACACGCTGGAAGCACAATTCAAGTCACCTTCTGATTTCCAATCGGACTTCCTCGACGCTTACAACCAGATCAGTATCGACAGTGCTATAGCGGGCATTAGAGATAGGTGGGGATCTGGCATAACCATAACGGAATAGTGTCATGGCTATCGCCAAAAGCACACCTAACCATCAGTTTGGTCGAGTACTTAAATTCATACTGGGTACAGTCACAGGGCTATTCAACTGCACGACAGAAGACTCAGGCGGGCCGTATAAGATCGTGTACGACGCAGCCGAAGATGAGTACCTAGTCACAGAGTCATCACCTCCTGATGCTTCTCTAGGGGAGTACGAGAACGCCACCCAGACTAACCCACCACCCTACAACGCTTACTGGCAGGGTGCGTATGTAGAAGGGCAGCCGACTAAGTATGTAGGTTACAACGGTCCGATCACTGGGCACTTCCACTCAAGGGAGTTACCCAACAACGCCAAGCAGTCTGTGGTGCTAAACGGCAAAGCCTACGACGTAGGGGTCACTGTCAATGGCGCGGGTATCTGTACGGTAAGTGAAGAGACCGCACCATCCTCCGGCGAGTTCGTTGATGTAGACTACCTGATCGTCGCTACGCACTCCGCAGGAGATGACGATATCGCCCTGCAGTTTTCTAAGAAAAAAGTATCCGAGGTAAAAGCAGCCAGCTTCTCTGGGCTGACGAGCGGGGATGTATTCTACGAACACTACGCGCCTAACGTCACAACCTCGCAGAGCGCCATTAACTTCTACTGGAGAGCGGCAGAGAATATGCACCCCGTATCCATTAGCGGGGATGGGCTTAAAGCAGTGTACTACGACGGAAACGGGCAAGGGTCTAACTTCCACACCTACCACGAGTATACTTTTGATGCGGACCTAGGTGGCGGGTCTGTAGTGACGACTACCTCTTCTCAGCCAGGCAAAACAACCACCGGAACAAACACCACTAGCGGCGGTGGATCGAGCAAGACAAAATCCAACGTGGAAACAGAAGACGTTACGGTAAACGACGTGGTTATCGCTGCAGCGTACGTTAACGACACGATTAAGTTCATGAAGTACAGCATCACAATGGAGTCTAGCTATTCCTCTGTCACAACAGTTACTGACGCCACTGCAAACGGCAGCGGGTCTTTCACTTACGACCTAGAGTACCCTACCGAAACCGACAGTTTCTCTGGTTCGTACTCCTTTAACACTATGGATACGCCGACAAACCCGCCCACAGGTACTACCACCATAAACAGCGACCACTTTGCGCTGGCAGGTAACAACCTAGGCAGGGTGCCGATAAACACATACATAGTGTTTATAGATTTCTATGCAGACGTCTACCTTCGCAACTACCGGTTCTCGGAAGGGGGCACTGCAAGCCCCGGCGTAGTTGGCGGGTCCATGACTTTCTATCTGGAACCAAAATACTCCTTCAGCAGAAAGGACGGTACGCCTGTCACTAACCAAGGGGTCCAGAGATTCGCTGGAGGTACTAGCCTATCCGAAGGCACAAACGTAACTGGACAAGATGGCTACTTAACCGACAATCTGCTACCCGCATTTTCGATTAAATGGGTATCCCCCAGTGGGATAAACGGAACCACGCCTTATAGCTTTACGCAAAGCTATGCGTCCGGCCCTAGATTTGCGACCATGGAGGAGTTCTACGGTGCAAACGAAGAGGCTAACAGAAAGTACCTAATGAACCACAGAAACCCCGTAGACGGTGCTGTACTTTCTAGATGGAAGCCACAGTTCTTAGCGGGGAACTACCGGACGCCCCGAGGTAGGTTTGTGCAAAGGAATACTTTCCCCGTGGGGGCGGTAGGTATGAGTCAGTACTTTGTATCTGACGGGTTATGGAACGACGTACTTACGCCTCCCCTGCTCAGCACTGTAGACGAAGAGACGGATATCATCGACAATAGCAATATATCATTAGTGGTGCCCTAAGATGGCGATAGTACAACAAGAACACATAGCCGTACTGCCGTACTCTGTTCATAGGGAGTTTATAGCGCCGTACGATATCAAGGCAGCCAAAGCGTTCTCTTTCGACATTGTGTATGCGTTCCTAGCTTATGACGTTGTACAGAAAGAGCACGTTGCCCTGTTCAAAAACGATTCATCTGAATTCAGCCACGACAGCGTTTGGTCACTGCAGGACAGCGTGTCTTTCGAGCATGTCATAGAATACAACCTGCTAGAAGCAGACCTTATCAAGACAGAGCACGTTGCAACATATCGAATGGATACTTCCGCGTTCGAGCACGTATCGACTTGGAGCATTTTGCAAACGCTTGCAAAAGAGCACGTTAGTGAATGGTCTCTAGAAAACTTTGAAAAAATCCGACAGGAGCACGAGGCTGTTTACGGGATGGCGGGCTCTGCGTTCGAACACGTATCGGCTTGGGATCTACTGGGTTCCTTATCTAAAGAGCATGTATCGGTTTACTCGCTAACGTCTCCGTTGGCAGTAGAGTTTGTTGCAGTGTACGAAATGAAGGATCACGATGTAATCAGCAGGGAGCATGGCGCGGTATACAACATCTATGATCCGATAGTGATCGACGTCACCGGACAGCCTGTGATTACTTTGGGGGACGGCACAATAGTCGATATCATAGATGCTGACGTGTCTAAGTCAGAAGACCAGATACACTGGACTTGCACTATTACGCTAGGTGACGTATCAGACTACCAGCTGTTCGAGCAAGATACTCCGTTCGAGTTAGATCTGTTTGGCGAGAAGTACGATTTCATCGTTGACTCTAAAGAGCTGAACCGAGGCGAAGGTACAGTTAATCGCAACGCTCTAGTAAACGGGGTCTCACCTACTGCCTTAGCTGACTCGCCCAGAGCCAGCCAGAGAGAGTACACGTTCGCTACCAGCAAGACTTTGATTACTATGATGCAGGAAATCCTGTCAGGGGTTGGTATTACCCTTAATCAGGTAGGTACGATCACTGATGGTCTTATTCCGTTCGAGAGGGCAGGGGTACGTGCTGCTAGTCCGTTGGAAGTTGTATTCAACATGGCAACCAAAGCGGGCCTAGTGATCTACGCACCCAAGCAAGACCCCGGTGTCCTTAATATCCGAAGGAAGTATCTGTACGATACGCACACGGGGTACACCGCAGGCAACACCTCAAGCTCAGTGACCGACATGGATAACATCATGCGTTTGGTCGAGCAATTCGTGCCTTCTCGCCTAGTTGATCGGGTCAGGATCTTCGATAGCCAAGGCACGTTCAAGGACAAGATAACATTCGAACTGGACACTGATAACGCAGGCAATAGATTAGCCAAGCAGGGCACTGCAAGGATCTACCCGTCCCCAGCAAGAGAGGCGCTAGACAACCCCGTACTGGACAACGTGAATAAACCAGAAATAAAGCTGGAGTTTTTGGGTCAAGAGACGGAGACTATCGAGGGCGAAGAGCTGACGTTTAACGCAGGCATAGCCTCGGTAGACTTCCCTATAAACAGTATGGTGTCCATAGATTGGCAAGGAGTCTCGCTGGTAGGGGTGACGTATGAGCCCGGTTCGTCTACAATCCGAGGAACGGACACAAGCACTAACGGCGGGTACGCGGTAGCCATAGTGAGCTACACAACCATTTCAAGAAAGTACAGGGTAATAGCGAACACGGAAGAGGCCATAGACCTGCTTCTGAGCTATCAGGATTAGCGAAATTCGGGAGAATAAATATGGCTAGGCAAGTCACAGCAACGCTGAGTATTGGTTTTGGTAACGTAACCTCTGAGTCGGACGGCGCAGATACGTTAATCGCAGAAATAGATACCAGAGTGGACGGCCTGAATAAAGGCAAGCGGAGCTTCCTGCCGGGGGACGATGTATTCATTCTGGTATACAGAGGATCTAACGTAACAATTGATGATGCGATCATTAGTCTAGGTTCGATCAACTACAGGCCCGGCAACTCCCCACAGATCGTGGAACTAGAAGAGGATATAGTTTTTGCTAATGAATCCGACGCTAGCCTGACTCGTCCGATACTCAGCATCCAATCCGATCAATGGCTGGGTACGGACCTAGGTAATGTAGTCAAGACAGGGGAGTTGCAGGTCAGCCTATCGAACCCTCCGGTGAATAACTATGCGGGCGTAAACAGGGTAGGGTACACGGCCAATGCGGATGTGTATCAGCTATCAGGTACGCTTCTCAACGGCACCAGTGAATACGAGATTGTGGTTGTCTTTATCGGTACAGCGGTATAAACATGGAAGCAGTAGATATCACTGTAGTCAGGGGGGTAGGTAGCAAGGAAGGCGAAGATATCTTCGAACCTATCTTAGCCACCGAAGGACTTGCACTGCAGAGAGGCAAAGCTGAGATAAACGAACGATCCCAGCCCATGTCCGAGAAAGAGATTACGCTGCCGTTCACGTCAGGTATAGAGGCGGGCCAGCTAATGCTCGTCACAGACTCCCTACAAGGCGCTGTGTACGTCGGTAAGGTAACAGCTACCAGACATAGCGTAAGGATCAATCCGCCTGAGAGCGCCACTGTGGTGACTCTGGAGGTGCCTTTACTAGGCAGGTACTAGATGAACTTTGAAACAGGTGTAGTAACAGAGGTAAGCGACAGCCGTTATACGGTCAGGGTACGCTCAGAGACGCGGACGGTGGACAGGTCTGCATTCCCTGTAGACTTACCCGAAGGAACCAGTATCCTTATGCAAGGTGGCGCTATCGTAGGCCAGATCAGACAACAGCCTGCGGGCAAAAAATTCCAAGTATAGGTAAAGACGATGCCCATTTCTGATTTCTACAGAGGAAACACCAGAGACTTCACATTCAGTTTTTTGCAGCCGAACCCTTTGTACACGGGCGAACCTCCTGCAGTAACTGTAACAGCTGTTAGCGAAGCCGTCTTCGATGACGTCACCTATCCGGTAGACATATCATCGTCCGGTGTAATAACAGAAAACTGGACACTAACTTTTGACAGTGCCACCGAATACGAAATCGTAGGCGATACAGCAGGCTTGGTAGGCCGGGGCAACATCAGCGTCGATGCGCACCCAGTAAACCCTGCCAAGGGGACTCCGTATTTCACACTACCCAAAGGCGGCTGGGACACGAAGAAGAAATTCGCTTCAGGAGACGCACTGGTATTCAGCACCATAGTGCGGAATGTACCGGAAGACATAACAGATCTGGTCGTCACTTTGACTTTTATTGATGAAGACGATGGAACCGTAACTTTGCAAACGTCTGCAACGGCAGGGGACAGCGCGGGCGATAGCCCAGCGAACGGGATTATGAACCTACGTCTCAACTCAGGCGAATCAGCTCTGTTGGTTAAAGAGTCTTACAAATATGGATTCGAGCGAAGAACTCCTGACGGTGCGGATGAAGCCCTCGATATTGTCAGGACTATCGAAGAGGGGAAGGTCAAGATACTGACTCCTGCGAAAGCTGTAACAGCCAGCTAAGGCGACAAAGTGCCACAAGACTACATACAGGTTATAACGGACGAAGACTCAACGGGCGCTTACCTGCTGAACAGAGAGCAGCCCGTCGTATCTATTGCTGAAGAGAGCTTCGCAGCATTGCTATCGGAAGAACGCAATGAAGTCCTGTCCTCGCTAGGCGACAGTAACCAAGTGTCTTCCGTCTCTGAGACTATCCTTGTCACGCCGTTGGAAGTAGTAGATAATGCCGAAATATTGACAGGAGTTGAATATCTGTCAGTAGAGTTTGTAGAAGAGATTTACGAAGTCCACCTAGCGGATGCTTTTGTAGGAACGGGTGGCGGGGAAGCGGGAGAAGCCGAGCTTCCAAAAATCTCGGAACTTATACCTGATGGCCAGAACGCTGTAGTAGACAGTATTCCGGTCGAGCAGTTGAACGGAGTCAAGTGGCTAGTTACCTTGACAACCGCAGTCAACGACAAAAGGGTATTCGAAGTAAGCGCCTCATGGAAGGGCACTGAAGCAAACTACACGGTGTACGGTATCAATGGAGATGCCATCGGATATAGCGTATCAGTGGATATTGCTATCGCCAGCAATAATATTGAGCTTGCCATATCGAACACTAACGGAAGTGCACTAACGGCAGACGTGGTTCGTATCTCGATGTAGCAGGCCGTACACAGGAAGGGTAATGGCCAAGCAATTGTTCTCTGCCGAAGGCGGGTTCCGAATAGATGAAAATGGTGTCGCGTATATTACGGGCACAGGCGAACCCGACAACGCATACTCCAACCTAGCACCTAAAGGCAGTGTCTATACCGCAGACGATACTGGGCATGTCTATCGCAAGCACACAGTAGGCACAGGTACGGATAAGTGGCGCAGACTGTTAGACACGGAAGACATCGCAGATCTGTCAGGCGCTCTACTGTTTTACTTCCGAAATGGCGATCTTAGCAAAATAGCTTTAACCAGAAATTCAGGCCTGCCGTTTACTTTCCGAGACGGCAGCTCCGACCCCATTGACCTAGTAAGCGTGTAGGTGATCCATGGCTGATAAGTACCCAATAAAAGCAGTAAGTGCTAGCGGAGACGCTACAGGCCTATCTGAGTTTGAAGAAGGGGATGCGGTCCCTATTGATGCTGGAGGTACAGGCGCGGTAACTGCCGAAAGCGGGCTAGCTAACCTAGGGGGCGCTACCGAGAGCTTTGTTGATGCCGCCGTAGCCGCTGCAGTCGCTATGCTAGTGGGTTCTGCCCCGGCTGACCTAAACACTATCGAAGAGATTGCTAGTGCCTTGGGTAATGACCCGGACATACTGACGAATTTTTTAAGCACAGCGAATGTCGTAAACAACCTGACGTCAAGCGACACCGAGGCACCGCTTAGTGCAGCGATGGGTAAGGCGTTAAAGGACCAGCTCGACACATTCAACCCGCTGCCTAACTTCACCACGAATGGCTCCTTCTCTACGTTGAATCCGACGCTGCTATTTCACGAGACAGACGCTACGACGGACAACGGCAAGTGGCGTATTGCGATAGACAACGAGCAATTCAACCTAGATGTAGTCAGTGATGATGGATTCACTTCCGAGTACTTTTTGCGGGCCGAAAGATCTTCTGCGAACGTAACGGACGTCACGACTAACGGAGAATGGTACTTCAACGAAGACATCACGGCCTTGTCCAACATCTCTGCTTCGTCTCTGGAAATTACCAACCTTGCGCTATTCAAGAGCACTGTCCAACTGGACGAGAACGCCTACGGTACTATGGTGGGTAGTAGCACTGCAGGTTTTGTTATCGAGGGCGCGGGTAGTGTCACCGACTTCGTTCTACGAAACTCCCTTAGCCAAGACGTGTTATGGGTGCCGGAAGGCGGGCTGCAGATAAACGTTAAGTCAGATATCTTCTCAGAAGGTTCCGTGATATTCGGTGACGTGTTCAACACCTATGCGACCTTCGAAGGGGACGGCATAGAAGGCGTTCTGCTACAAGGTTTCGGTGACACCAATGACTTCATGGTCAGGAACCGATCCGGGGTAGACACTCTTTGGCTGGATTCAGACACTACAGAGTTCACCTTTGCTGGGGACCTATCATTTTCCGCCATGAACCTTAAAGTAGGCGGGGTCAGTGTTTTATCTTCCTCTAGTTCCGAGGCGTCATTCTTCTCTGGTGTTCTAGAGGTTACGCCCACGAGCGTACAGATAAATGAAGGCGTTGGCCTAGACTTCTACAATGGTAACGGCGTGATTGAGTGGTCTGATGCCTTTGATACCTATGGCAGTATCTCTGGCGGCAGCGCCGGCATGGTTATTCAAGGCTTTGGTTTCTTGGGTGACATTATCCTTAGGAACTCTGCAGCAACCGACGTAATGTTAGTACCTACCGGAACTACTGACGTTGAGTTCAAAGGCGATGTATATCTGGAAAGTGCGTTATACCATGATAGCGCTGAGGCCATCGTCTACGGTAATGGCAACGAGGTATATCGAGTAAACAACTCGGGTCTGGTAATTACCAGCCAGATCCAATTAAACGATAGCAGGTTTATAAGGTTTGAGAACCAAGATGGATTCACTATAAGCGGCTACATTGGTCTGATTAACGCGTCTAATGAGCTAGCCATACAGCACGACACGGAACTGTCAGTGACTATAGGAGCAGCCGAGACTTTTACAGTAAACGGCAGTCTGGTGACTTCGCAAGTAGATGTTTCTATTGATACAGGGGATTTGTACCTCAATAGCCCTGACGGGCACATATGGTTTACTGAAACCGACGCAGCGGCAGATAACGGAAAATGGGACTTCAGATACTATGGCGGGAAATTCGAATTTAGGACAGTAAACGATGCTGTTACTGGTGCTAGCACCATTATGGATGTTAGCCGCACGGGTATCGGCGTAGACCTGATAAGCTTTTTTGCTGAAACTACTTTCTCTGACCATATTACGCTTGGTAATAATAAAGCCATCTTCATTAAAAATTCAGAATCTCAAAGCTACCCAGTTATCCAAAGGTTTGGCGACGAGGTCTACATAGACTCCTACGGCAACTCTGCCGGTAATGGTGCGATTATACTTAGGACAAGAAATGGGTCAGGCGCTGTGGCAACTGCCTTGCAGCTAAATGCAGAGAGTCAACAAGCCTTTTTTGGTGGAATTATATCTTCCTCAATCAACAACGCTGGAGCGGTAACCTTAGGTGCAGCATCCGACATCCAGCCGGGTATGAGAATATTCAATGCAGCTACGAACTTTTACATGGGGCTAAACACTAGCGCAGGTACTGCGTTTTCGGGCTCTACTGCCAATTACGCTTATGTTGGGACTAGTTCTAACGGTTTAGAGTTTGCCACAGCAAATGTGGTCCGTGCAAAGTTCGACACTTTAGCTAGGCTGCACCTCTTTACTGAACTTAGTTTAGACTCGAATAAAGTTATTGCCCTTGAGGGGCAAGGCTCGGACACGTACTTCTATGGTGCAGGCACAAACAACATCTATTTTGTTACGGGTGGTGCAAACGTACTTCGTCTTGATAATAACCAAGACATCGCAGCGTATGGCCGGATTACTATACCCCATACTGACGGATACTATTTCGGTAACGGGTATATTGGCGAGCCAGACGTTAACTGGGGTTGGTTACTTAAACCAGATACCGCATCAGGGGGCGCAGCCAACGGAGGTATCCTAAATACAGCTGGTGTAGCCATAATGCTATTTTATGACGCTAATAAAAGCGTCACTCTCAGTACCAGCAGCACATTACACTCCGGCTTTAGGGTTGATAATGGCACAAATCTGCTCTGCGAGATCTTAGGCTTTTCAGGTGCAAACGACAGCGGGGGTGTCAGGCTGTATTCTGGCGGGGTTCCTCGAACCGATTTGTACTCTGACCAACCTTCTTACTTCTACCACGGTATTAGAATCCCTGTCACATCTAAGGTGTTTCTGGATAGTGACGCTGGGATGGATTCCTATATTTACGCTTCTGGTAATGACCAAATAGACATAGTGGCTGGCGGCATTGTTAAGTCAAGGTGGTCCTCGGGAATCAGCACTATTTATGGCTACACCCAATTCAACAGATCGGCTGGCGTCAACGACGCTCAGATAGAGCTATTCGGCGGGGATGCCGATAGCGGCGCGGCGCTGACGTTTCACAGAACGAGTGTTAAGATCTGGTATCTAGGTATGCGAGGGGACTCCGCAGCGTTTACCCTCAGAAACGATAGTGCAGGTGGCAGTTTAGTTTTTGGTGTAAACAGTGCAGGTTCTTTTGATTTCCATACTGGCGTTAAACTTAGTGACGGGGTGCCAACAACTTCCGGTGACCTTGCCATGGGTAACTCCTATGTTTCCTCCTCTATACGTATCGGTTCGTTCGGCTCTTACATAGGCCGGGACGCGGGCACTGGTGCTATCCGCTACCGCTCAGCACAGAACTCCCACCACTTCACTGGTACAAATGTAATATTGGACGAACATTTAATAGTACAGGGCGGGAAGTTCATTTACTTGGACGGAGGAAGCGATACATACATAAGCCAGCTTAGTGGCAATGAAACCAGCGTAGTTTCTGGCGGGACAGAGGGGCTTAGGGTGGGAAACAACTTCACCTATACAAGAAACTTCCGGCCTTTCGTTAATAATCTGTATGCCATGGGTGATGCTTCCTTCGCGTGGACGGTAGTTTACGCAACTAACGGAGCCATACAGCCTTCCGACCTGCGCCTAAAGAACGTAACTAAAAGGTTAACGCCAGAGGAAGCACTTTCCTTTGTCAGAGACACAGAGTCGATAGAGTACTACTGGAAGGACGATGCAAGTAAGGTGTATAGGCACGGTTTCGGTGCGCAGGAAATCTACGTCTTGCTTAAAAAGCACGGTATGAACCCCGACAAAAACGGCCTAGTAAGCCACGATGTATCGTCAGACAAGTGGTCCATGGGCTACTCGGAAATGGTGTCTATAAATTCTGCAGCTATCCGAGGAGTGGCTTCTATGGTTGACAAAGTGGTGGTGTCTATCGGTTCGCATAACAAAAAAATAAAAGCTCTGGAAGAAAAAGTCGATACGTTAGAAGAAGAAGTTCGTATACTTAAGGCGGCGTAATGGAGATTAACTTAGGCACCCTCTTTAAACAGATTGGACCCGTCGCTGCGGTACTACTGGGCATGCTGTTCATGTACTTTAACCCGACGCAAGAAAGCCAGTTCAATGAAAATCTGATAAGCAGGCTGAGCAACGCAGAGAATAAAGCGGATCAATGCTTGAACGAAAGCATAGTAATAAAAAACCAGCTGAAGGATATGCAGTTCCGGTTCACTATCATGCGCGGGTCACAGGAATCACTACCATGGCCTAGCTGGATGAAAGACGGCAGCGGTAAGGTCCTGTTTGCTAACAGCGCCTACGAAAAAACTTACTTAAAACCTTTGGGGTACGAGTTAAGTGACTACGTAGGATTCAGGGACGAAGCTGTGTTTTCCGATATTACTGCACAGTCGTTCAGGGCCAACGACCTGCTAGTGTTCGAGTCAGGGATTATCATTGAGGTCACTGAAATGGTGGACTCTCCGGGGGGAGAAGCCCAGCCAGTACAGGTCTACAAGTACCCCATTAAGGTAAGAGACGTGGTTGTAGCAGTAGGCGGGATGACCATACCAGCGAAGGTTCTATAGTTATGATGGGAATGTGGCCAGTTGAGCAAGCGATTTGGGTAATTGCAAACGTTTGCATAGGTGTATCGTACACTTTGGTGTTGGCCCACTACAGCATCCACACTGTACCTATCTTACTAAACCAAGGTTTCGTATATTTTTGCGGGATGGGACACTTCGGTATGGTCATATGGATGGCGCTACTACCACATAACTACCTCGTGTTTCTGACGGTTTGTATCTTGGACAGTATGACTGCATTAGTCAGTGTAGCTTCTGCGTGGTACGCTTGGCGAAGACGAGAACGAAAAGGGGAAGCCAATGCTGTGCATAGAAATTAAATCGAAACGTAAGATCTTTGGTAACAACGGTATTGCATGGCTTTGGCCTTTCATATTCGTCTGGGGGAGTCACCCGCAATACATTCGGGTAAGAGAGAACGAGACGGGCCACAACCTTCAAGCACCAGAGACGTGGGTAATAGGGTTCCCGTTCGCGGCATACGCAACCTATGTGCTGGATTACCCCATATGGTGGATGTTTTTGTTGACCTACTGCTCGTTTGCTATAATCTACGGGATCATGTCTTTAGTGGCTAAACTGCAGGGCGGGGACAGCTACATAGATAACGTAATGGAACAGGATTCTAGGCAGTGGGACGATGGCAACCTAGGCAGACGTCCTAGGTTCTACTGGCTCAAACTTTTATTTAGAGGAAAATAGCATGGACAACTATCCTAAACTCAAGCAAGCGGGTAACGCGACACTGAGTAAAGTACCGGAAAGTAAGCGCCTCCGTAGCGGGGAAGTACGTGACCCTGAGACAAAAGAGATACTACAAAAAGCGGAGTACGATATTATACCTGCCCGAGTGGTACTCTCAGTCCCTGCTATCGCAGACGACGGCTCTGTCACTACCAAAGAGCATCCTGTTGACGAAGGTAGGCTTCGTGCTGAACTAACAAGGATTGCTTCCCAGATCGAAGCTTTAAACGCCCAGAAGGCATCCCACGAACTAATGCTGGCCGACATCGCTGCCTTAGAAGAAGAACAACCAGAGTAATACAACCACGGTGTACTAGGAGAAATACATGAAACGAGTGATGTTAAAGAAGTTCCCTTCAGGGAGAGAGAACGATGACTACAAAGCCCTGATGATAAGCATACTGCAATTCCCTAAAAACGGGGAAAAGACAGACGTTGCTGAGATGCGGAAGGTCATACCTATTATCGACAAGTTCGAGGCTATTAAATCAGTACCTATCCAAGGTACGAAGATCGACCTTGAAGATGCCGAGTGGGAAGAACTCAAAGAGCGGGTAAAACCGGACTGCAAGTTCCCTTTCCCTAACAACAACAGGGAGCTGCTGAAGTTCATCGAGGCAATCGAAGACGCTGAAGAACTCGAAGTCAAGAAGACCGAAGTGAAAGGCGCAGCCAGAAGCAAGCGACCAAAGCCCGAACCCAAGAAGTAGCCTGTTCGAACTTACCTTGCCCTTCCCTCTGCGGTTAGGTAAGATGGGAGCTGTTCAGTTGGTAGCTGGACTCTTTCATGCGAAGCGAACCCAAGTCCTGTCCTTTACGCCAACCAAGGGGCGGGGCTTGGCAAGCTACTAGGAGGCGACAGTGGATATCACGTACTCGATGTATCGTTACAACTCAGGCGATGATTCGACCCTAGGTTTTCTTACTCTCTACAGACAGCTGCTTTGCTATACTTGTGAAGACGAGTATCGAGAGCACAAGGTCATGCACGAAACCCGCATCCCTGCGGGCAGATACGAAATCAAGCTAAGGCCTGCCGGAGGTATACACCCCCGATACGCCAAAAAATTCCCAGATATTCATAAAGGCATGTTGTGGCTACAAGACGTGCCAAACTTCACATGGGTTTATATCCATGTAGGTAACACGGACGATCATTCGTCTGGTTGCATTCTACTAGGTGCCAGCCCTGTTCCCGACAAAAAGGATGGCGGCGGGTCAGTAGCCAACTCAGTAGATGCGTACGAAAAGGTGTACCCCATGATGGCCGATGCGATAGAGAATGGTGATCGCGTATACATCGAGATAGTGGATGTTGCATGATGGAGTACGTATGGCTGACGATGGGTATAACGACGGGGTCATTGACCTAAAAGACGTGGAAAGAATAGGGACTAAAGTATCTAACTTCATGGTAGAGCACAGGGTACTCCCTAGGCTCTTTGTCTGCGTATTCGGGGCCATATTCATAGACATGAATTTTTGGCTGCAAGAGATGGTGGAAACAAGCAAGCTAGAAGGCGGTTACTTTGTCGAGGTTTACGTAGGAGCCATGGTAGGTGGTTTTGTAGCCATGGTAACCGGATACGCCAATAGCGGCGAGAGGAAGGAATAGCATGGTACGCATTTTAGCAGGAATTTCTGTCACTCTACTTTTGTGTTCACTGGCTCTAGCCACGGTACTCAATCGCAGCATAGAACGGGCCGCAGATGTAGAAGGTAAGCTCGAAGTCGCGGAGGCTATTAGTAAAGAAAATAAGCGTACTATGAACATGATGCAAAGTGCCCGGATCGACGCAATCCAGTTACTAAAAGAGACCGAGCATAGGAACGAGAACATTCGCCAGATATCGGAAACGAGATTGCTGGAGATACAAAAGCTAAGGGAGACCGAAGACCGTGAAGCACGTAAACTACCTTTTGCGCGTGGCAACGCTAGCCATGATCGTATTGTTGAGTACCTCATGCGCTTCGAGGGAAGTGCAGATGGATATCCACTTCATACCAGTGATGCCGGAGCCAGTAATACTGGAACGCCCAACCCCACCCAAGGTGGCGAGTAGCTACCCCGCCCCGATAGGCATCACCAGCACAGAGGTCCGATACTACCTCGACGTCTGTGATCGCTACAACGACCCGCAGGAAGATCCTGAGTCCATACTAGAAGAAACCCAGCTGGCGTATTACGATGCATGCGATTGGCTTATATACGGCCATCCGGTACAGCAGAGGCTGACTATCGAAACCATACTCAGCAAGATGGCTGACTACAGCGAACGTATGCGGGCTCACGTAGACCACCTAGAAAAGGTTATACGCATCCAATACGAGAACAGCCTAGAGACACGCAAAGCTGTTGAAGGAGCGGAAATGTCTAAAACTGAAGAAAATAGAAAGTTCTTAGGTTTGTTCTAGTCGCATAAATTCAGTTATTTGTGTAGAAATTCTGTAGCGAGTATGGTTAACCCCATGCTCGTTTTGCGTTATGGACTTGCAAAAGTTTGCAAAACTAGGGGGTGGCATGGGCGTCACCCTATAGTAGGTCACTAAACAACCCACTAACGGAGGTCTAGCTCTGTCAAGCTTATTTTATTAGAAAGCTGAAAAGGGTAACGTCTCTGGTAAAGGTTGCAATGAAAGTTTTACAAGCATATAGTTGCCTTCCCATGTCGGGAAATGCTTAAGGAGAAATAAACGCATGCTAAAGAATTTAATAACAGACGCCGATTCGGAGCGCAGCTTTCGCACACGGTTGCTCAACACTCTGGCCTCAGGGGCGGGGCTTATACACGTACGTAGCTCGGAGGTAATGAGAACGTTGGCCAGTATCCGCCGTAACATTATCTTAGAGGGGCACGAATACAACGAGTGGGATATCTGCAACGGCACTTGCCCTTACAGCACGGAAGACCTTCACACTCTTAATAAGGATGGAGACAAGAATCCGCAGATACCAGTTCTGCTCGACACCATTTGGGCTAAACACATTTGGTGGATCAAAGAAGCCAGTGACAGCCAGCGCGACTCGTACTATGTATACGTAATCACGCAAGCCGCCAGCATGGTCAACAACAACCCTTATGCTACGCAGCGTTTTCTGGAGCTAAACAACGGGCTGCCAGAATCTACGGTCAGGGTAATAATGTTGACGGAAGACATCCCGTTGCCTGAGAGTTGCGCCAGTAACTTCATTACACTCGACTTCGACAGACCCGGCCATGGAGAGCTTCTGCATCGGTTAGAAACCAACCTGCATGATTACGCTACGCCGGAATCGTTAGATGTAGAAGAAGAAGACTACGAGCGAATCGCAGTAGCTGCCTCTGGTATGACGATTGGCGAATTCGACTTCGCGGTATCCAGCGCCATCGTTAACAAGTTGTACGAAGAGTCTGAAGGCGATGAAAGCCCAGTGGTTACTACTAAGGATCTTATTGAAGGCGTTCATATGGGTAAGACCGAGGCCATCAAAAAGAACGACATCCTAGAGCTGCTACACGTCGGGGAGATGAACGAGGTCGGCGGTATGCACAACGCGAAGAAATGGGTGGAGATGCGTTCGTACACCTACACTCCTGAGTTCTTGAAGTTCGGCGGGCAACCACCAAAAGGTATGGTATCGGTCGGTGTCCCCGGCACAGGTAAATCTTTGCTGGCTAAAGCCGTCGCAAGCGAGTTCGGTATCCCCTGCGTACGTATGGACTTCGGCTCAATCTTCAATGCCTTGATCGGTTCATCCGAAGAGCGGATACGCAAAGCTTTGAAGTTAACGGAAGCAATGTCTCCCTGCGTTTTGTTCGTAGACGAAATTGACAAGGCCTTGGGTGGCCTAGGCGGGTCAGGAGACTCCGGTACATCTATGCGGGTATTCGGGACCTTCTTGACATGGTTACAGGAACACAAGTCTCCGGTGTTCACTATCGTTACTGCCAACAATGTAACGGGCCTTCCCCCTGAGCTATTACGGCGCGGTCGCTTCGATGCGATCTTTGCCACCGTTTTACCAAACCAGTACGAGCGCGAAGATGTGCTAGCCATCCACCTGCAAAAGCGGGGTCATAGCATCGAAGACTTCAGCGATTATGAAATTGCCGTGTTCCTTAAGCAGACCGATAAGTTCGTCCCTGCGGAAATCGAAGCGATTGTTCAGGATGGTCTCGTACTGGCCTTTAACCGAGCGGTAGCCGATGAGCAGGAACCCGAGCTGCTTATGGATGACCTACTCGAAGCCATCGCTGCAGTAGTACCGCTGTCCAAGTCACATAAGAGCGCTATTCAAGCCATGGTCACATGGGCAGAGGATAATGCTATGCCCGCTTCCCTTAGTGAGAAACAGTACGAAGAGCTGAGGGGCGCTCCTAAGGGCACTAAACCTAGGGGACAGGCAAAGGCCCGCCCCCGTCGCAAAACCACCCGTACGAGCAATATAACGAGCATCAAGCGGACACGTAAAAAGGAAGAGGAGTAGGACCTTGTCTAGCGCACCAGTATCACTAATGTACGGCTCTCAGGCGTTCCCTACGTCGTCGGCCCGAGCGGTCTGCAATATGATAGACGTAGCCGCAAGTTCGGCTAAGCAGAGGATGGTAGCTCGAAGTGCCGTCAAAGCGCTTAACAGGGAGGTGGAGATTACTTCTCTGCCTTCCACGTACAGGGTAGGCGGGCAGGACAAAGCCATGATAGGGCGCTCTGATAAAATACTAGCGGAAGCCAACGGCACGACGGATAAGTTCGGTTTCTGGAACTATGAGGTCGGCGGGCTACCGAACGGGACAATACTATCTTTCACGGTGTACTCGAATAACACTGTAACTAACACCGCTCTGTTAGTAGCAGAAGGTGCGCCCGAGATCAGACTATTGACAGACTTCCCCTACGAACCCATGCAAGTATCGTCATGCCTGCAGTTGTTCGCGGGTAACGCATGGCCATTGTCGTTGTCGGATATAGGGGAGTATGTGCCTTTTCTCAGCGCCAATTATGTGATGGACTACAGCGATCTATTTGTGTGGCACTCGACAGGCGAGTTCCCAGAATCAGCTATCCTCTACCTAGAATTCGAAGACGGTGCAGACCTTGTACCGGATGTCGATATTGCGGTAGTGTCGGAAGAAGCTGCTCCGGTAGTTGTGCCGAGGGGCAGACGTAACAAGCGCCAAATACGGGTGCCAAGAAAAGGTAGATAGTCTGGCAAGAGTTGCGCCAGAAAGTCTATAAAGGTAATATAGTTTTGTCCTTAGGGATTGTCATAAACGTTAACAGGAGAAGTACCTATGAGCCACACTAGCTCTATTTCAGCAATCAAGATTGTTGATATCAATGCCCTTAAGCAGGCTGTCCAAGACCTTAATGGTATGGGCATCACGGTAACTCTGGTAGAAAACAAAAAGCCAGTAGCTTACTCGCACGACCAGCCCGGTATGTCGGAAGTTGCGCCGTATTGTCTGGAAATCAAAGAGGCCACGTACGACGTCGGCATCTACGACATTGGCGCAGGTCAGTTTGAAGCCCGCACCGATTTCTATAACGGCTCGGTTGCTGCAGCGCTGGGCGCGGATCGAAACGCTATGAACGCTATCGACCGCAGCACGGCGGAAGGCAAGGCTGAGATGGAATACGCGCAGCTGGGTAAGCTTTACCAGCGGTACTCTATCAACGCTACCAAGAATCAGGCCGCACGACAGGGTGGGAACATCCAAGAAATTGTCCAAGCGGATGGTTCGGTTCAGTTGGTAATCACGGGGATGGCTGCGTAAGCGTCCCCTAAATTCATTGCAAACGTTTGCAGGAGAAAGTAATGGAAAACAGAATGACAGATGACCAATCAGTGGTTGTCGTTTGTCACCCAACGGGTAGGGTATCGGTCGAGGCCAATGGCTTCCAAGGCGTAGGTTGCACAGAAGCAACTGAGCAGATTGAGATTGTTCTGGGTAGCAAAACAAAGCGGGAGCCAAAGCCTGAGTACTATCAGTCGCCAGCGGCCAATATCGCAAACTCGGTAAAACAGGACTTCTAACGAGGTCCTTTACCACCAATCGCATAAGGAGTTCACTGCCATGAACCAGCCAAAGCAAAAAGAGATAGTAGTCAGTTTCGAGCCTACAGGGCACGTACACGGACTGCACCACGATTCCTTCGACCTAGGCTTCCTAGGTAACAAAAAGATTGCACGGGCTTCAACAATCGAGTTTGACGAAGAGCAGCAATCTTTCTACGTACTGGTAGACGGCGAGGACTCACCGCCTGCCGTAGCGACAGGGTTTAGCGGGTACGACGTAGCCCGTGACTTTGAGGTCCGTTGGCTACAGGAATGTATGCTTGCGCGGGTACATCCTCATTCGACAAAGGGTCTGGAACTTGCCAAGAATACTCGGTCAGAGCATTTCTCGGATGAACCGGATCTAACGTTTTAAGGCGTTCATGGCAGAGGTGCGGGCGGGGGTAGCTCCCCGTCCAATCCTATTACCACCATCCAATAACTACACTAAGGAACGGTGCATAGCCATGGCGGCAGAGAACCAATCAATAGCCCGCCTATACTTTCCCGTACTCAGGACAATAGTAAGGCACTGGGTAGGACGGGTTACACCAACAGAACACCAGATACTGCTTTTCATTAACGAGAGGACACTGCGCTATGGCAAGGCAGCAGAGTACATTCGCCTATCCCATATGACCGAAGGCATTGTCGGATCGAACGATCAAGTAATCGTGTCAAAGCTGGGTTTCAAACGATCAGCTATTAAGAAAGCGGTAGTAGATCTAGACAGGAACAACCTAATCAACACCTACTACGAAGGCAGGGGGCACTGGCAAGGTGTCAAAATGTCGTTGAATGTAGAGCTGCTTCTGAGCGTAGCGAACGACGTAGATGTCCATGTAGGCGCGAGAAGAAGGGTACGTACTAGGACAAAAAGCGAGGATTAGATGGCCAAATTACCTGTACCAAAGTCCCGTAAAGTGGGTCACCAGACGGCAGAAGTGGGTCACGAGACGACCGGGGGTGGGTCACCAAACGACCCCATAAAACATACTCATAATAACAAGCGGATAGTAACAAGCAGAAGGTTGCGTCCCGAAGAGGAACGCGACTCTGTGAAACTTGAGAATATCGAGGCTACACTTACTAGACGTTCGGAAGAACGGATCAGCAAAAAGCTGAAGTCTGCGAAAGGCAAAAAGTTCCCCTCCTACGATGAAGCACTTACGATGTGGCTAGTGGCTTACCGGGATGCTACTGATTGCATACCTACCACAGGCGTGACTACCAAAGAGTGGGGTATGTTCCGCCAAGTTTCTATTAAACGACCTGACTTTGACGTCCGAGAATTCTTTGCAGACATTTGCAATAACTGGGACTACATCGGCACCTCTACGCTGAAGTTTGTGGATGACTACCCAGAGCTGCCCTCGCTGTCTTTGGTATTCCGTATGTCGAATTACTTTGCAGAGGCAGTCGCAAGCTTACGCGGGTTCAGCGGCAAGCAGGAGACGTTCAAGAAGCGCATGATTGAAGCCAGTACTAAGCAGCGGGTTAAGGAAAACGCCCCCACAGCCACCTCTGAGCGTCACAGAGGACTCTTTCTTGACACGGAGCTGTCTAATCTACAAGATACGAACTTCGCTCTAGGTGATTACTTACTAGCAGCGAAGAAGGACCACGCCGACATATACATCTGGGCCGGAATACAAACAGGATGGATTCGCACCATGGAAACTGTCCCCGCTTCCGAACTGGATAAAGACAGGCAACAGATTATAGATTTCATTGAGGCAATAAAGTGAGCGACGAAGACAAAATTATCACATCAATCGCAGAAGGCGCAGAGCGGGTCAACAGTGACCGCATCGCCAAGATGATGGATGAGTCTCATGTCGCTATCCACGCACAGAAAATGTCTTTGCCTGAAATAGGCATGGATGATCTTCGGGCTTACATCACTGCCAAAGGGTTCCATGAAAAAGATGTGATGCTGGCCACTAACTTTGGGTCTAAAGCAAAAGCAAGAGAACTGCGGTTGGCAATCCACGTTCTCGCAAAAGAATTGCTGCTTGCCAAACAGGCAGTTTACGTTACTAATTTGTCCGCCTTGATTGCTGCAGTAGGCAGAGCGAGTCAGTGGGACGAGGGAGTATGGCTTGACGAGTATTCACACATACTTGTTTGTAACTTTTTCAGCAAAGGTGCCGAGTCACCTATGAGCGCTTCGCAACGGCAACAAGTCACCGACTATCTTCTTGAAAGATATGACTCTGGGCTCCACACACATGTGCAAATTCTTGACTGCACAGAGACAGAGGTTCAGAAGATCCAAGATTGGTACGGCTCTGCGTTCTGGAAAATGTACAAAGGACACCAATCCATATTCTCCTACTAATCAGGAGATACAGTGAGCAAAGGCTTAGATTTTTTATCTGCTATTTGCATTAACGGCAATGCAAGTGAACTCAGAAGATTTGGTGAAGAGTATTACGTTGACGAAGACGAACTCACCGCATGGAGATACTGCCTAAGGCACGTTCAGCGATTCGGCGTCTTACCTACGCTGGAGACTTTGGAGGAAGAGACAGGGGTAGCGTTCGCTTACTGCGAGGATTCCGTTGAGTACTACAGCCAAGAGGTACTGGACCGTAAATTCTACAACGATGCCCGCACTAACTATAACGAACTCCGTGTAGCACTCAGCCACCAAGACGTAGACGCCAGTAGAACAGCAATCCAATCATTGGCTGCCGTATCCAGACAGACAGACCAAACCCGAGACCTAGTGTCGATCAGAGAAGCGGGCGCAATGGCGCTGGAACGCTACGACGTCAACCATAGAATCGACGGACTGATCGGGATACCGACAGGCTGGCACAGCCTAGACCAAGACAGCTCAGGGTATCAGCCGGGCGACTTGAATCTCTGGGCGGCGAGACCGGGTGAAGGTAAAACATGGCTGTTAGTCAAACAGGCGCGGGCAGCGTACAGCGCAGGAGCAAACCTTGTGATGGCGACTATGGAGATGCCGATCAACGCCATGGCAGCTAGGTACTTCTCTCTGGCAGCAGGAGTTAACCCCACCCAACTCAGACGAGGCACTCTGTCCACTTACGATGAGCAGAGGCTGCGGGAGACCATACGAGAGTATGACCGTGACGAAAGGTTCTTTATGTATCAGGGCAATATGGGTCAGGGGGTGGAAGGGCTAGAAGCTATCATCGCAGAGCGGAGACCCGACATAGTTTTTATTGACGGTGTCTACCTCATGCGATCCGGCAGGACCAGAAACAACGCACAGAAAAACGATATAGTATCTGACGTCCTTGACGATCTTAAGCAGACTGCTTTGCACAGAAACACCTCGATTGTATGCACCAGCCAGTTCAACCGCGAGGCTGGGGCGAAAGGCAGGAGAGGCGGGCTAGAGACACTAGGCTTCACGGACGCATTCTCTCAGCACTGTTCTTTGATATACGCGATCAAGAACCCCACAGGCCGAATGGTGGACAGGCAAACTAAAATAATCGAAACCATAAAAGGTCGAGAGGGCGAAAGTGTTAGATGCGCCATTAACTACAAATTCAACCCCCTGCGTTTCGATGAGATACCACTGCACCTAATAGATACAGAAGACGCACAATCAGACGAACCCCTGAACCTCGATTGGATGAGAGACTAAATGGCCAAGCTGCCTAAATTTAGAGAAGAGTTCCCTTGTCTGGCATGTCCGCTAGGTGAGCAAGGCTGCGCCAAGATCAAGGCCAGCGGTTCCCGAAGAGCCAAGATCCTAGTCGTTACTCACGGGCCTCACGACGGAAACGCTGCCCACTACAAAGAGCATATGACCAGAGACGCTCTAGCGGTGTTCAAGAGAGCCATGCACGAGAACGGTTTTACCGATTCAGACTTCGTGTTCGTATCTTCGGTACGGTGCTACTACGACAGAGACCTCAGGCCTACGAAAGAAAAGACGCACATAGCTGAGCAGTGCCGAGAATACTTGCTACGCACCATTGACCAGATGAAGCCAGACATAATTGTACCGTTAGGTGTCGAGGCGGCTAGGTCGGTTTACGGCAAAGCAAAAAAGATAACCAAGATACGCGGGGCAGTGGAATGGGATGCCGACTACAACGCGCACATATTCCCTATGATTGACCCGCAGATGGTATCCAACTATCCACAGAACTGGGGGACATTCAAAGCAGACGCCAGAAGCTTGCGTAGGCTGATGGACAACGGTTTCAACGAAGCAGATGTTGCTAGGCAGGGTCTGGGCGAATACGAAATAGTCGATGACCTACAATTCCTGATTGATAAAAACCCAGAAGTATTGGTGCTCGATACGGAGACCGAGGGCAAACGTTGGTCAGAGCGAGATAAACGGTTATTGACCATTCAGCTAACTGACGAGGCGGGCAAGGGGTATATGGTCGTGTGGGACCACCCAGAAGCACCCGCCAATAGGCAGACAAAGCGTAGGCTGAGAAGACAATTCAAAGAGCTACTCGAAAGGGAAGAACTCACCGTAGTCGGGCAGAACCTGAAGTACGACGCGCTTTGGATGTATACCAGAGTCGGGGTCCGGTTCCGAATAGGTGATGACACGCTCATGCTGGCAGCAATCCTAGATGAGAATAACCTGAACAAAGACCTATCCTCACTGACAAAAATGTTTGTGCCGGAGATGGCGGGCTACGATGATCTGTTCAACAGGACGTACGACAAGTCTAGGATGCAAGACGTACCGATAGCCGAGATACTGAACTATGGTTGCGGGGACTCGGATGCTTGCAAACGTTTGCACGAATATTTCTGGGGACAGATAGAGACAGACCCGCAACTGGTTACGCACTATGACGAAGTATCTTTGCCGGGACTGAACGCGTTCGTCTCTACTGAGATGCGGGGGCTCAAGGTTAACTTAGCGGGGCTGGATGATCTTAGGACTACCTTGGCAGAGTATGTCGATGAGCTGGAAGAGAGCCTGCTCACACAAATACCTAGAAGAATAAAGCGTGACCACCTAGAAGCGGGCAAAGAGATAAAACTATCAAGGCCTGACCTACTAAGAGACATACTGTTCCATCATCCAGCAGGGTTTAACCTAAGACCCAGAGTGTTCACCAAGACCACGGCTAAGCTAGCGCCAGAACTGCAAGTACCTTCCACCAGTAGTAAAGACCACCTACCGTTTTTCTTTGACGATTGCCCGTTCACAGAAGAGCTGGCCGAGTACCAAAAACTTAGCAGGTTGCTGGGTACAAACATTGAGAAGTTTCAAGAGAACTACATGATCGGGGATATGGTTTACCCGTCCTATCAACTGCACGTCACGGTAACGGGGCGAACATCGTGCCTCAGAGAAGATCAGTTGGTGGATACACGCCACGGTAAGAAGCGTGCAGACAACATTGAAGTAGGGGACGAAGTATTCACACACATGGGTAGGTTCCGCCCCGTTACAAAGCTGTTCCGAAAACCAGTTACGCCTATGGTGGATGTAAGGTTTAGTAACGGGGAAGTCTTGCATGTCACACTAGATCATATTGTCTTGCTTAACTCTGGTGAGTTTGTTACCGTTAGGTCAATCATCCAGCAAGGGATAGACTATGCCCAGTGTCAGCAAGAAGCATATGCAGGACGAAGAGCTAGTTTTGCAGGTAGCAGAAACATACCGCACATCTATGATGACTGTGCAGGAAGTAGCGGACAGGTATCATGTGAACCACGTAACAGCGCGAGCCATGATTCGGAAGCACATATCAGACGAGGACTTCAAGAAGTTCGCGCACTACAGATATCACGACAGCAAGCTGGGGAAAAAGAACCATCAGTTTGGCAATCAGCGGGCATCAGATTGCGAGGATGGCAGGGGCTACCTTACGAGACTAGTAGAGGGCAAGAGATACTTTGTGCATCGGATAGTATTCGCGGGGGGTATGGGCATGAAGCCTCACGAATTGCCAGAGTCGATGATTGTACATCACATAGACGGGAACCCGAAGAACAACAGTCTCGACAACCTTGCACTGACAACGCGGAGGGGGTATTCGGGTATACACGACCGATACCTGTTTCCTTCCGAAGAGTTTCAATTGAGAGCATTGACTATTCGGGAAGCTATCGAGTTTATGACTTCGAGGTAGAGGAAGATCACTCGTATCTGGCGGGTGGCGTATTCTCCCATAACTCACAAGACCCTAATGGCCAGAACTTCCCCAAACGTGGCAGGTTCGCTAAAGCGTACCGAAAGCTCTTTGTACCGAACGAAGGTTACTTCATGCTGGAGGCTGACTTGTCTCAGGCAGAGCTGCGTATATCCGCAGACATGTCGAACGACCAAGAGATGATACGCATCTACAATAGTCCGGGCGGGGACATCCACAAAACAACTGCCCTGATCGTAACAGGGCTATCGGCAGAGCAGTTTGCGCAACTTGATAGGACAGAACAATCACTGGCTAGGTTTAAAGCCAAGGCCGTGAACTTCGGGTTCATCTACGGTATGGGCTGGAGAAAGTTCATCACGTACGCGAAGACCCAATACGGCGTAGAGTTTACTGACAGAGAAGCGCAGCGGATACGGGACCAGTTCTTCCAGAGATACCCTGCACTAGTACGATGGCACAAAGCTATGCGTGAGTATGCAAGGACGCATGGTTATGTGCGGTCTTACAGCGGGCGAGTACGCCACCTACCTATGATCTACTCGCGGGAAGAGTACATCCGAAACGAAGCTGAGAGACAGGCAATCAATAGCCCCGTTCAGGAGTTCGCCTCGTCTATCGGGGTCATGGCGCTGAGTAACATTGACCAAGATGTAAACCCTGATTACCTAGCAATTACTGGTTTCGTGCACGATGCTATCTACGCCCTTGTCCCGTACCAATACGCGGAGTGGGGAGCGAAGACGCTCAAGCATTATATGGAGACTGTAGATATCGAAGGTATATTTAACCGCAGACTCAAAGTACCTATTCTGGCGGACGTATCTATCGGTTTGAATGGTGGTGAGCAATTCGAGATGGCGGGCCTAGATCTAGATACAGAATACAACTGGGAGTCTCAGCTTGAATATGAACCGGAAGATGGCTTCCCGTTCGAGATGACAGAGCAGCTGACCCCACCAGACGATGGCTTGATAGAGCTGCCTAGGCACTTAGTAAGACCATCGCTACTAGCCCCGTGAGTATTTTTTAATAAGAGTAGACAATAAAAGCGTATAATAGTATTATAGCTGCACCAATAAACAATCGCAGGAAAGAAACATGGCTGAGACAAGAAAACGACAGGTTGGCAGACGGGCAAGCAGATCTAGTGATCGAGAGGCCGTTACACCAAAAGGCAGTAAGCCTAGCTCTAGTTCCGCCAAGCGGGTAAAAGAACAACGGCTGGAAGAACTCGCCCGAGGCATCGACACTAGACTAGTGGAGATTGAGCTTCGTAACAAAGAGATGGCTGGCATGCACACCGAAGCCGCCGAACTGATGGCCGAACTTAAGCTTGAGAAGTTTGATGTGCCTAGGGTAGGCGAACACCTCTTCGTTAAGAAAAAAGCTTCAGACAAATCTACCATAGATCCACGGGCTTACTACGGGAAGGTAGGTAAGGACGATTTCTATGCGTCCGTTTCGGTCACTAAGAAAAATGCCAAAGAGCACCTACCTGAAAAAGTCATCGACCAGATCAGCACCAAGGTAGTCGGTGAATGGACAGGACCCCATTATTCCTTCAAGGCGGCAGGCTCTAAAAAAGGTAAGTAGGTCACTAAACAACCCACTGTTAACAGCGCCTCTGGTTCGATGGACTAGGGGCGTTTTAGTCTTCGGAGTCAGATAGTTGGATGCCAAAGGAATAGAAGAGCTGCTAAAAGAAGCAGACGCACAGGACATAAAAAAAGAAGGCCAATGGGTCATGTCTCGCTGCCCGTTCTCTCCGTATGAGAGGGCGCACAGGTTCCGCATGGAACGCAACAGATCCTTTGGTGTTTCGGTGCACGATAACGATGGCAAGTTCTCCGTGTACAACTGCTTCACTTGCAAGGCGCAGGGGACACTCAAGAACCTGTTCGAGAGATTGGCTTCATTGCAAGGCGAGGACTATGACGAAATCATAGAAGGCCTAGACGTTAGTGAGGAACTAGGCGGACCACTGGGTAAGTTCAAGGAAGCGGGTAAAAGGGTAGAGGAACAGGCACCAGAACCGATCAGCAAAATGCACGAGGACCTGTACGACCCTTGCCCAGAAGACCACCCGTACCTAGAGACACGCGGGATCACTGCAGAGACATGCAAACGTTTGCAACTTAAGATTGACGAGTCAGACAAGGATGGCGACGAAAGAATACTGTTCCCTGTATGGGATGACCTCGGTAACTTTTTTGGGTACAGCGGCAGAGCAGTGCATGAAGACCACGTAGGGCCTAAAGTGCGGGACTACTTCGGGTTAGCAAAGAGAGCATGCTTACTGGGGTCACATCTACACGAGGGGGAGGGAGTTGTGTTATTGACCGAAGGCCTTCTCGACTACGCTAGGGGACAGGAACTAGGCTACTTTACGGTAGCCACGATGCACTCAGGCTTGACTGACTACCAAGCCAAGATACTGATAAGGATGAGCCTGCCCGTCTACGGTTTCCTAGACAACGATGCAGCGGGCAGGGAGGGTAATCTGATGGCGGCTAAAAAGATATCACCGCACCTACCCTTCATGGCGGTACGCTGGCCGAAAGGCATAGAAGATCTAGGAGACACAGCAATAACTGAACGCATGATCGACCGAATGGTGGACAAAGCACAAATTTACCGAATCCAATAGTAGGTGCTATAATGAACGAGTTGATTACTCAACAAAAAGAAAGATCAAAATCACTGGCTCCGGCCATTGTTGATCTAATTGAAAAGGGAAAACCTGCCGCATTGGCACTCACAGCAGTACATGTGAAGAAAAGCAGATACCCGAAGCCAGTTATGTTTATAGTGCCCATGGACCACTTCGGTGGTTCTAGGAAAGAAGCTCTATTCGCCCTTCAAGGCGGGTTCAGCGAGGTACTAGATATGCACAACCCTGACCCGGTCAGGTTATGGAAAGTGGGACTGACAACCAACGCGGCCAAGGCCTTAATTAAAATGATCCGCGAAGTCGTGGATAGTAAAACGGAGATAGTTTAATGAGTAGAAGAGCAGGACGTTCATCTGGTTCAAGCAGCAGAGGTTCAAGCAGCAGAGGTCGCGGTGCATCCAGAGTAGGCGGGGGCGGTAGCAGAGGCCCAGCTGAAAGTTCAAGAGGGAGTGGTGCTTCGCAATCCAGAGGTCAGGGCCGCCCGCAGAATCGAGCGGTATATACTGGCGAGGAAGGACGCCGTCAGGCGGAGCGGGAAAAGGAATCTATCAGTAAGCGCAGAGAGGAATCAAAGAACAGAACATTCGAGCCTTTCCGTTTCTACATGCTGCCTGAGACTGAACGCGAAATTGTCGTGCTCGATGATGACTTCGGTTTCTTCCGGTACGAACACGCCGTTATGAATCCAGACACTGGGCGGGCAGACAGGTACTTTCCTTGCCTCGATCACAAAAATGGCTGTCAGATTTGTAAGCAGCTGGATAAGAACTACCCCTACTACGCGATGTACGCCAGCGTCATTGATCTTGAAGGCTACGAAAGCAAGAGCCAAGGCTGGGTCGAGTGGTCACGTAAGATGTTCTTGGTTAAGTCGGGTATGCAACAGCGCTGGTTCAGAGAGGTTGATCGACTCAAGCGGGACAGCCCTGACGCGCCATTGCGGGGTGCAGTATTCCGTCTATTCAGGGATGGAACTTCTGACCCTAAGACAGGCAGCGATATCGAGTTCATCGAATACATGGACGAAGACGAACTGAAGACCTACGAAAGGGAGTACGAGGACAGGGACCGTAAAGTTCAGGTAGAAGATTGTTCAGTGCCGTTTGACTACATGGCAATCTACCCAGAGCTTACCGAGCAAGACATTGGTTCTGCCTTAAACCTCCGACCGTCCGAGCCAGTGGCAGGCTCCCGCCGTTCGCAGTCACAGGAACCGGACTATGACGATGGTGCCGAAGCGTACGAGGACGAAGATCCTGAGTACGAAGAAGACGGTGATCTTGACGAACAGTGGAACGAAGACGAAGCTTACGAGGGTGAGGAAGAGGCCGAGGGTGAGGAAGAAGAGCCCCCTTTCGACGTAGACGATCCTGTTGACGATGAGCCTAAAGGCAGATCACGCAGGACTGCGGGCAAGCCTCGTACGCGTTCCACAGCAGCTGAAGAGAATGATGAGTCAGGCCGAAGGGCTACCTCGGGTTCTAGACGATCTGCAGGCGGAGCCGCTCGACCTAGGGCGAAAGCAGCACCTCGCGGGAATGCCCGGAATACGCGGCGCAGATAGTATGAGTGAGTTACCCAAACAAGGGTTGCGTGGGATGGCGGCTGTCGAGGGCAGCCGTCGTTCCTTAAGCGCAATAGCCGAGCAGCTACACTGGATAGACTACGATCCTGTGGAAGATGTAAGCGAAGAGAAAGACGAATGCGTTGCAGATGGAGACACTCTGTACGTGCCTAGGGGTTTTGCCAGATCTAGCTTGGGCGCGTACAAAGTTTCTTGTCTTTATGATCTAGAGTATGGCTGGGAGATACAGACACCTTTCTTCCCAGAGCTGCGGGAGTACCAAGAAGATCCAGTAGAGGCAGCAACACAAGCCCTGCTCTCATACCACGATGTAATCCTAAAAGCATACACGGGTTCCGGTAAGACAGTTATGGCCACAAGTGTAGCCGCTCAGTTAGGCGTTACTACTCTGATAATCGTGGACCAGAACAAGTTGGCTAGGCAATGGGAAGAGACCCTGATAAACCACTTCGGTTACAAGAAGGAAAGGATCGGCAGGATACAGGGGCCGCAAGATAAGTGGGACTACGAAGACAAAGACTTCACCATAGCGATGGTCCAATCTATCTACGACAAGGAACTGGATGATGATCTGCTAGAGTACTTTGGTATGCTTATCGTTGACGAGTACCATTCGGTAGGGGCAGAGCAATACAGCAACGTGTTCCAGATGTTCCCTACGGCCTACCGATTATCTGTGTCGGCTACGGACAGAAACGATAGTCGTAAGAAGGTGGTCCGTTGGCACCTATGCGCCCAAGAAGTTGCACTTGATAAGCAGCACCAAAAGTCTACGGTGCGGGTTATCGAATACAAAGGGCCACCACCAAGCTACTACAGCCAGCTATCCAAGAAAGACGGCAGGTACATCTCTGAGCTTGTCGAGGACGGCGATAGAAACCTTTTCATAGCAGAGCACATAGTTAAGCTTTACGAGGCGGGCAGGACACTGCTAGTGATAGGGGCTAGAATCCATCACCTAGAATGCCTACATGCTTTGTGCCGCATGTTAGGTATTCCTTACGAAGACATGCTGATGTACACAGGCAGCACCAATTCTTGGAGGTACGTTAAGGACAAAAACCCGGCACGTACTCCGAGCGGGTGGGAAGACGGCACAGAGTTCACGCCAATTAAGAAAGAGCTTAAACTGAAGAAAACCAAGCTCCATGAGCTGGACGCCTTCTTAAACATAACACCTATAATTTTCTCGACCTACTCAGCATTCTCTAAGGGCGTAGACGTACCAGAGCTGGACACGGGGATAGACGTCACACCCAAGGCTACGTTCGTGCAGATCCACGGTAGAATCCTACGTTTGTATAGTGGCAAGAAAAAGCCTATATGGGTTACAATAAGAGACTATAACTCCTTCCGCGCCGAGTACCAGCTGAGCGGAAGGCTAAAAGAATTCAGTAAATCAAACGTGGAGGTCGTAAAATGGCATCGGCACAAAGGTCTCGCAGACCAAAAAATAGACGAACTGCGGCAAGCAACCCTGCGGCGGAGCGAGAGGATAAAAGACGCAAGGATCATAACCGGAGAAGACGGGAGAAATTTGCTTCTAGCCCCGCCTACAGGGAGCACATCAACAGCGAACAGAAGCGCAGGTACTGGGAGAGTAAGGAAGAAGCAGAAGCAACCGAACTCACAGAGGGACTTATTCTAGATGGCGAACTGAAAGAAGTAGTTTGCCCAGAGGACCCAGACATAGAACCTACAACGGTGAACGCTTACACGTTACGGGAAGCAGCTGATGCACTGGGCAAGTCTTATCTTACCGTAAGGGCGTGGGCCAAGAACGGGCTGTTCCCTAAGTCAATACTGACAGACACCACATACAACTACGATCAGTACAGCCAAGGTGAGCTTGAAGCCATTGTCGGGATACTCGATGAGCATTTCAGAAAGCATAGCCAGCTGCAAAAGAACCACACTGAAGTTTGCGAACGTTTGCAAACCGCGATGGATGAGTACCGCGAAGAGTACATCTAACTTTTATAACTGAGTGAAGGGAATAAGAATGGCCGCAAAGCGAAGAAGTAGAACTAAACAAGAAGCAGAAGCAACCGAAGAAAGTGTGCAAGGCAAGATCACTAAAGACGTTGTATTGGTTTCCTCCAGCAGGATAGTGGATGGCCACAAGGAAGAGTACGATCTGGAGGTACAGAAGTTTGTTACCGACCCGGCTTTCGTACGCGTATCTGCAGGCCAGACACGGCAGATCGTGGAGTTTGAATCAGTGCGGGTAGACATCGCCGTCACGATCCCCTGCTACAAAGAGGAGGTTGAAGACGTCATTGCCGAGGCCACAGAGATGGTTGCTGACAGGCTTGAAAAAGAACTCGACTTCTACCTAGGTGCCGAAGAAGATGAGTAGACGTTCTCGCCCCCGTGACACGTCAGACATACCGGAACCCGAAGAAGTCTTTGACGAAGCTGACATAGACGAAGAAGAGCTGGATGACGAGCTACCAGAAGAGGACGCTTACGATTTCATGGAAGACCCTGAGTCCGAACTTCGCAACACTGTTGAGGCTATCCAGAAGCAGTACGGGGCGGTAGTCGCTGCAGGTAACAGTGTCAAACAGCCGCTTCGTATATCCACCGGAGTCTTCTTACTGGACCTTGCTCTTATGGGGGGTATCCCAGAGGGGCGGGTAACTCACCTAGTCGGTGAAGGTAGCGCAGGTAAATCAATGCTCATGGCAAAGATCATGGCTTGTGCTCAGATGGAGTACCCTGACCAGCAGGTTGCATTGATTGACGTGGAGAACACGTTCGATCCAGTATGGGCTGAGAAGCTGGGAGTAAACCTAGACCAGCTAGTTATCTTTACGGTAGAGACAGGGGAGATGGCTGTTGACGTAGCGGACGCAGTCCTAAGCTCTAGAGAAACCTCTCTGATGGCGATAGATTCTCTGGCGGAGATGATCCCGTACAAAGAAGCCAAAGCCAGTGCGGAGGACCAGCACATGGGCCTACAAGCAAGGATGTTCAATGAGCTGGCTCGAAAGATAACCAACACCACGAATCACGAAAAGGTCAGGGGCCACTACCCTACTTGCCTATTGCTGAACCAGTACCGCACAGACATCGGTAAGATGTTTGGTGACAATAGAACTATCCCCGGAGGTCGTGCAATCCGCCATATATCTTCTCTGATGTTGGATATCAAAAACAAAGAGACGATAGGTAAGGATTCCAACGACGTTGAGGTTGTGATTGAAAACGAGCACACCTTTAACATTACCAAGTGGAAGGTAAACAACGGGCCTAGGACAGGATCGTTTCAGCTTATGCGTACTGACGATTCTTCAGTAGGACTAGAGGAAGGTGATGTAGATAACGCAGCGACCATGGTTACCTACGCTAAGAAGTTCGGATTTTGGTCAGGTGCGGGCAAGAACCAGAAGCTGGAGTTTGACGACTACAGCATCAAGTTCAACACCCAAGCAGAAGGGAAGCTGGCTATAAACGAAGACGTCGATCTTTACTATAGTCTGTACAATGCGTTGCTGCGCGAACAAGCTATCGCTAGACGTATGCCCGCAGACTTTATTGCTAGGTTCGTGTAATGAGTAGGCAGCACTTTTTGGATAGGATGGAGCAGCGGGACAAGAAAAATAAAACAAAGCAATCCCCTGCTCACCAGCGGTCTATAAAACAAGAGGCCGAGCTGGCCCAGAGAGGTGCGGGCAAACTTACCGTAGGCAGCGGGAACAAAAGAGAGAAAGGCGATATCAAGAAGTACCATGGGGTTTTCCGAGTGGAAGCTAAAACCACGACTAAGAAGTCGTTCTCCATAACCCAAGCTATGCTGGATAAGATAGAGGATGCCAGCATACCGCACGGTGAAGCCCCCGCCTTTATAATTGAATTCATAAACGAAGACCAGACACCTCTTCGAGAAGTGGCCGTTATCCCCAGCTACTTACTCGAAGTACTGGCAGACAGGTTGCGGGATGAGTAGAGAGGTAATATCCACAAGACGGGTTAAGAAGTCCGGTATAGATCTGCCTAGGAAAACGAAGAAGCGTATCCGCGATGTCCCCAGTACGCCACGCGCACAGGCAGTTAGTAGTTCGGTGAACAACCAGCACACCCCACTAAACCGAGACAACCCAATCGCGTCTACTCTTTGGCGGGGTCCTCAGCTAAGAGCTGCGCGTAACGGTACTCGACTGCATGTATCGGATCTAATCGGTAAGTGCATGCGCATGAAGGCGCTATCCCATCTAAGAAAAGTACCTTTGCCTGCCCAGCAGCTCTGGGATGCGCAGAGGATTACTTTCGATATCGGTGAGACAATCGGCAACTTTGTGGTTAACAAGGCCATGGAGAATGACGGTAGGATCTTCGGGTCTTGGGGTTGCCACTGCGCGGAGCAGAAGACTACCGCTAACTGCACGAGAGCGGAGGCACTAGACAGCCCTGCTTGCCCAGACTGCGGGCACAAGTACGACAGATACTTAGAGGTAGATCTGTATCACGAAGAGCTTATGCTAGCAGGACACGCCGACCTAGGCATGATGTGGGACGAATATGTATACCTGACAGAAGTAAAGTCGGCTAACGCCAACACAATGCAGGACTACGAAAACCGACCCAACAGAGAGCACGTCCTGCAGCTAATCTTCTACTACTGGCTAGCGCTTCAACAAGGTATACGAGTGCATACGACGGGGTCAGTACTGTACGTTAGAAAAGAATGGATGATAGGCTCTCCGTATGTAGAGCACCAGATAAACCTAGAAGAAGAAGTACATCTATTGGAGCCGTATCTGGAAGAAGCGCGGCAATACACGGAAGCAATGAAGGGCGGGGCGTTACCTACTAGAACAGTATGTGACACCCCTTACGAAACCAGAGCAACCAAGTGCATGCTTTGCATGGAATGTTTTAAGGACTAAAAATGCCACGAGCGAGAAGACAAAGAACAGAACCAGAGATGGAAGTTTCCGTGCTAGGAGTAGACCCGTCATCCAACGGTACAGGTATTGCTTTCCCCTCCGGTGTTACCGCTAGCTTGCCGCTTAACACGAACACGAAAAACGTGGCTAAAGGAAGTAACCGGATTGTTAAAATAATGAACTGGTTAGACGGCTACGACTACTCCGACATTACACACGTCTGTATAGAAGGGTACGCGTTCGGCATGAAAGCACAGGCGGGTAACTACGATAGAGCGGAGCTGGTAGGTACGATGAAATTGTTCTTCCTGAAGAAAGGCAAGCCACTTATTATCTGCCCCCCCAGCACCCTGAAGAAGTTCGTCACAGGCAAAGGCAACGCAGATAAAGAAGAGATGGTTGACGCGGTATTCCAGAGGTGGGGTTACGATATACCCTGCCACGATGAGGCTGACGCCTTTGGACTTTCTATGTTTGGTGAGGCATGCTTAGGTTCCAAGGGTAGTAGCGAGCTTTTCGATAAAGCAGAGTACGTAGCTATAACAAGGCCCTTGCAAACATTTGCATTTTTTGACTGAGTAACGTTGACAGTTATGTTTATAAGGGCAATAATTGCCATCCCCAAATCGGGAATCGAAAAAAATCCAATATTGGAATCGGTGCACAAAGGAGCATACGTATGAAAGCAGGTGATAGAGTAAAGTTCTTGAAGTTCCAATCGGCAGACGACCTGCCCGAAAACTCGGAGCTTCTGGTTGAAGGCGAAAAGTACACGGTCAGCAGCATTACTAAAGGTAAAGGCGAAGACCTAGACCTCTACCATGTGATTGCCGAAGATGAGAACGGCGACACCTACGAAGTCGAAGTTTTCGAAGACGAAGTAGAAGCGGTAGCCAAAGGCAAGGCTGCAGCGAAATCGAAGGCCGCGCCAAAAGCAAAAGCAAAAGCCGCACCCAAGGCAAAGGCCGCCCCTAAGTCTAAGGCCAAAGCGAAAGCCAAAGCCGAGACGGAAGAAGAAGAAACCGAAGAAGAAGAAACCGAAGACGAAGAAACCCAAACCGAGCATGTCGAGCCGGAACTGAAAGGCATCACTGTACTTAGTGATGAACAGCAGGACGCAGACATCGCCAGTGCCGTAGCCGACACCGATGACCTTGTCGGGCTTACCATTGAATACGCCGAAGATGCAGCACAGTCTCAGTGGGCGTTGGGCGGGTTGCTTTACTACTGCCAAGCAGAGAAAGTTCACCGAGCGTACGATGAAGGCCAGTACGATAAAGTCGGTGGATGGCGCGAGTTCTGCGAAGAAGTCCTTTCGGTTAACTACCGCACCGCGATGGACCTTGTTAACGTCTACTCTCGTTACTGTGCAGTTGGCTGGGGTATTGAAGAATACAAGCGCACCAGTGCGACGGCAGCAGTAGAGCTTCAAAGAATGCTTCCAGATCTGGATAGCGATGCTGCAGATGATCTGCTTCATGCAGCAGAAGAACAGAGCTTTGCCGAGTTCAAGGAAACTCTTAAAGCCACGAAGGCGACAGGCGACGGTGGAACCAAACCGATCACTGCAGTCAACATGATGCGGTTCGCTTTCAAGGCGAAAGAATCCGAAGGCAAGAAGATCGCCAACATCATCGAGCTGGCCAAAGAGCACACTGGAATCAGTAACACCGATGAGCTGTTTGCTACCATCTTCCTTGAGTGGGCGAACAACGAGCTGGACCGCGATGCTCTGAGCAAGATGACCCGCAGTAAGGCTAAGGCGTCCAACACCAAAGCCGCCGCGAAAGCTAAGGCAGCACCGAAGGCCAAAGCTAAAGCAGCACCGAAAGCTAAAGCGAACGCTGCACCGAAGGCGAAAGCTAAGGCCACTCCAAAGGCCAAAGCCAAAGCTAAGAAGTAGAAATACTTCTGGTCTCGACAAGAGCCTCTCTGGTAAAACAGGGGGGCTTTTTATTATCTGCAGTTAGAGGGTACAATGAGCCTCCGGTGTAAAAGATAAGAGACGAAACATGGCAGCACGTAGACGCAGACGGCAGACGGCAGAACCAGCAACACAGGCACCCACAGAGCCGCTGCTACCGACTATCGACGTACGGATAGATGACATAGTCCCGTACGAATTCAACCCCAGAGACAATGCTAAGGCCGTACAGGGCGTAGCCAATTCACTAGCCGAGTTCGGATGGATGGTTCCTTGTGTTATCGACGGGGACAACGTCTTAGTTACTGGCCACACACGGATAGAGGCAGCCAAGGTTCTAGGGCTGGAGTACGCTCCCTGCTACCGAGTAGAGCATCTCACTCCTGAACAAATCAAAGCCTATAGATTGGTGGACAATAAGCTAAACGAATTAGCGGATTGGAATCAGACATTGCTGTCCGAAGAGATGGCCTCGCTGGGCAGCCTCATGGACTTCACCGATTTTGGCTGGACACAAGAAGCCATTGACTGTTTGCAGGAAGAAGTAGCGGACGATTGTTTGTCAGGCGGAATAGTGGATGATATGACGCGGGGCGAAGCAGCATCCAGAACGAACAACGGCCAAGGACCACAAAGGAGCAGAGTGGTTATCGGTGAGTTCGTGTTCTTCGTACCTATCGAGGTATACACCCTATGGTCGAGAGACCTTAAGGAAGGTAATGACTTCGTGGATCGAGAGATTATAAACGACCTGAAAGCACGTCTCGGTATAACGGAGTACGAGTAATGATAGAGGAAGTTGCAGCGGATCAGATCTACCCTGACGAGACCAACCCTCGAAAGAGTGACCCTACACGGATGCACCTACTGCAGCTTTCCATATCCAAGCTGGGGTTTATCCAACCGATATACTGTGCAAAGAACGGCATGATTCTTTCGGGCCACCAACGGTACAAAACCGGGAAGGCCCTAGGCTATGAAGCATTCCCTGTTGAGTATGTTGACCTGACCGAGAAAGATATCAAAGGCATAAACGTGATGTTCAACAGGGCGACCAACGACTTCACTGCTTTTGAGACCGGAGCAAGCTCTGCAGAAAAACTCGACATAGCTTCCCTCATGTCTATGGCAGACGAGTTCCCTGATGCCGAGTACGACTACGCATACAACTGCGAAGAGACAGAGATTACGGGTATGGGTAAAGGCATTGGCGATAGACACAATCGTAAGTCACTACTGACAGCCTCGTCTATGCGCCGTAAGGGCATCAAGATACCTATCGTAGTATCAGAGTCAGGCCAGATCGTAAACGGCGTACACAGGCTGTTTGAGGCCCGACACGAGGGCATAGAAACATGGCCAGTGATAACGATACCGGATGAGACGGCAGACATGGCGCTCAACATGCTGAACTACCTTTCCATGGACTATGAAGTGGACGGGGACTTCGCAAAGATGCTCAGGTATTCTGCCTACCGCAGACCACAGAACAACAGAGGTAATCTGCCCAAAGCTTTCCGGTTCTGGGCTAACGGTAACAAGACAGTGTCCGATAAGGATGCGTACTCAGCAGAGTACTGGAGAGAGTTCAGGGAAATGCACGGCAGCTTTGTCTGCGATTTTGGTGCTGGGTTATGCAAGGCCAAGAGTTTCCTAGAGGACAAAGGCATCGAGTGTTTAGAGTTCGAGCCATTCAGGATACGCCCAGACTCTGAGAGGAGATCACCGGACCCTGACTACAGCAGGCACATGGCCAGAGAATTCTTGCAAACGTTTGCAGACACCGACAAAACACTGGGGACTATCTTCCTCGCTAGCGTGATGAACTCCATACCCTTCGCAAGAGACAGGCAGTGCGTACTCGCTATCGTGCATGCTATGTCGGGGGTACAGACCATGGTTTGCGGGACATGCCGAGACTACAGTGACTTCGAGTACGAGTACGGAGGGGTGCGTAACGCCGCCTACTTCAAGTTCGATAGCGAACCGGGGGTAAGGCTGGGCGACACCATTAGCAATCCCAAAATACAGAAGTTCCACACTCAGGCAGAGTTCAGGGCAATAGCTAAGTTCTTCTGGGGCGAAGTAGAGACATGGTCAGGGGGCAATGTATTCTATTGGAGATGTACGGCACCTAAGCGGATCAACAAGAAAGTGCTAACAGAGGCCCTACTGTTTGAGTTTGACGATCTTCCGTTCAACGACGGATCAACTATGGGATTAGGTGACGAAGCCATAGAGGCATTCACCAAGAGAGGCGCACTATGAGTTTAGATAACAAAGAAGACGGCACACCACTTCACATGCCTGAAGGTGACTTTGAATTTGATGAAGAGGTCACCCAGATATTTCCTGACATGGCCAAGCGTAGCATTCCGTTCTACGAAGAGATGCACGACTGCCACTCGGACATGGCTTTGCAGCATATACTCGATCAAGGCTTGAAGTACCCTGCCATAGTGGACGTGGGAGCTAGCCGAGGCAGGTTTGCTATGATGCTAGCACAGAAGATCCGTAAGGCTTGTATCTTAAAGAACCTTGACATCAGGCCCCGATTTCTACTGATAGACTCATCTAAACCGATGTGCGATAAGATGCAGGCAGCCACACAAAAACAGCTGATGGATGCCACGGTAGTCTGTGCAAAGTTCGATCACAATAGGGCGGGCCTGTACGCTAGCGGTAACGCAGATATCGTGGTATGCCATTACGTGCACCAGTTTGTACCTGATAAAGATGAGATATCTTTCATGAAGGGCATCGAGTTAGTTGGCGCTCCGGGCAGCCTGCTTTTATGGGGAGAGAAGGAGAGGCAGACAGGCGGGCATGCACACAACGCAGCGTCTATGGTGGCTGTTAACCAAAAGAGATACAGAGGCTTCCGACTGAAGAACGGGTACACGGAGCAGGAGATAGACGCCAAGAGCATAGCACTGGAAGGCTCTATGTTCCCCAGACCAGCACAACATACGGTTGGATTACTTGGCGCTATAGGTTATTCTGCGCCTATAGGCACCTATCGCATGGGTGAATTCCATAGTTTTGCAATGCTGAAAGGTACACAATGAGTCGCAGATTAGGCAGCAACCCAAGACGAGCCAGAAGACGCAGGAGCCCTGTATCTACTGGACAGAACTCCGGCAGGAATCCAGAACACTATGATGGTTTGGATGACGAGGACGGGTCTGATGTAGTCAGTGATGCCGATGAACCGAACAACGTCGTGCGCAATATGCTGGAAGGGGCCAACTCCCTGACCAGCCAAGAAGGGCTAGATACCGCAGCGGGTGACGATAGCGATTCAGCTTCCGAACTATCACCTACCTCCAGACTACAGCAGGTAACTGCACGAGCACCCACCTATGACAGGGAGTACCGCCTAGGCCTGCTTAACCGCTTACTACTCAGGAAGATCCCCCTAGACGAAATATCCCAGCAGTTGAATGTCTCGGTGCGTACGATCCAGAGAGACAGGGAAGAGCTGTATCGCAGGATGCGGGAAGAAGCCGCCGAGATGGACCTCAACGAATACGTAGGTGACAGCGTAGCTTTCTTTAAGGAAGTGCGATCAATGTCTCTGCGTATAGGCACGGCATCCAAGAATCCACTGTCCTCAAGGCTTGCGGCAATGAGCAGGGCACTTCAGTCCCAGAAAGATATGACCGCAGTGCTACAGGCAGCGGGCGTCTTCGATGTGCTCAAGTTCAAGGCACAGGATGATATGGGCAACAAGGAACTCAACAAACTTATTGAAGCCACTGAGAACGTGTTGCTCGATGAAGATGAGCTTGAAGCACAGTTCGGTGACCTCATGGGCGATGAGAAAGAAGAACAGTATGTGCGGGTAATCTAATGCCCAGCATGGACTCGCCTAAGATACAGCGCCTTATTGCAAACTTTCGCAAAATGGCAGAGGTGTCGGACAACCCTTCATTTATCGAGAACTATATCTTCGCTATCGAGCAGATGGTGGAGCACGGCAACAGTGCCTACTTCGATTTCGTTAAGCAACTCCGTATTGTGCCCGTTGACATAGAGACCTTCATTGACAGTGAAGAGTTCATGGGCGCTACCGACCTTATGCTATGGCCAGAGGTTCGCAAGGCCATCATAGAGCTGAACAAAGATTGGTTTCGCGGGGTTAGCAATGGTGCCAAGACAGAGTTCCTAGGTAAAGGTGCGACGGGTTGCGTCGATAAAGACACGGAGTTTCTAACACCTACAGGTTGGAAATTTATATCCGAATGGGATAACGATCTTGTAGGCCAGTATAACGAGGACGGTACTGTATATTTCGTGAAGCCCGAAGAGTACGTCAAGATGGAGTACGACAGCTTCATAAAATTCAAGACCTCCACCTTCGATCAGATGCTCACTGCTGGGCATAGGGTTATATACAAGAGCAGGAAGAGTGGGGAGCTACAGGAAAAGCCCGCAGAAGAAATAGCTGTGATGCACAACGGGTCTAGGCACGGATGGAAGTCAGGTACTTTCATAGGCCACTACCGTACTGGCGGGGAAGGTATAGATCTAACCGATGACGAGATTCGCTTGATGGTTGCGGTAATGGCTGACGGCTCTTTCTACAAAAGAGCAGGGCATAGGCCGCAGTACTGTGTTCACCATGTCAAAAAAGAAAATAAAAAAATACGATTGCGTATGCTTCTAGATAAGTGCGGGATTAAGTACAACGAATACAAAAGAAGTAGTGGGTATTCTGACATTGCGTTCTTAGCACCAGAACGAAATAAGACCTACGAAGGTTGGTGGTCGGCAAGCAACTCTCAATTGCAAACGATTGCAGATGAATGCTTAAGGTGGGACGGAACAGAAGTAAGAGGCGAGTTTTATACCAGAGACAAGAATACATCTGATTTCATACAGCATTGCTTTACCGCTACAGATAGACGCGCCACTATAGCCCCGTTCGTTAGGGGTGACGGTGCAGTTGACTACGTTGTTCATGTTGTTAAATCCCAGAGTTGGGGGTTAGCTAGTAGTAGCAAAAGCAATTTTGCGATGGTGCCTTCAGAGGATGGGTATTGTTATTGCTTCCGTATGCCTTCGTCTATGTGGGTGTCTAGGAGAAATGGCAAAGTGGTCGTCACAGGCAATACTGGCAAATCTGAGATAGCAAAGGTCACAGCAGCCTATAGCCTGTACTTGGCAGGCTGTATGAAGAAGCCGCAGGCATACTGGGGGATACCAAGCGCAACCCAACTAGTGCTGCCGATCTTTGCCGCCAAACCAAAGGTAACTAAGAACGTACTCTATGAACCACTGCGGGCATACATATCGACCATGCCATGGTTCGTGAAGAATATGCCTTTTGATAAGTATGTCGAGTCGGAGATGATATTTGAGACTCACAATATCCGGGTCACTCCAGTAGGGGCTGACGTTGACTCGATACTTGGTGAAGCCGTATTCGCTGCGATGATTGACGAGATCAACTTCATGCAAGTGGTAGAGAACTCACGTAAGGCAGAAGTTAAGGGTGGCAGATCCGCAGTCTACGACCAAGCGTCAGACATATACCGTAAGGTCACCCGTCGTAAGTCTGGCCGTTTCACAAGACCCGGCCCTAACGTAGGTGTTATCACCACCATGTCTTCTACTCTGTACCCCGGAGAGTTTACCGAGAAGCTAGAAAAGAGGATCGTCAACGAGGGCCTTAAGCATATCTATGTGTACAATAAGGCACAGTACGAAGTGCGGCCTCAGGATAACTACTCAGGCGAGAAGTTCTACGTATGTGTGCATGATGATGCGGCGGGCACGATAGACCTGAAGATGGAAGGCGAAGACCTACCTAAGACAGCCACGATCTACGAAGTCCCTATCGAACTGCACACCCAGTTTGCTGAAGACAAGGAAGGTTCGACGCGAGACATTATAGGAAGGTCGGTAAGGCCACTGTCCCCATTCTTTACGCGGGTCAGCAAGATACGTGACGCATTCGAACTTGGACAGATGGTAGAGATACCCACCATAGTAGAAAGAATGAACGTCAAGCTATCAGAGGACGGCATGCCTAGGGTAGTAGCTGGACATTACTGTAAAGACCCTTCGCGTCCACGCTACGTACACATAGACTTGTCACACATATCAGACAGGTGCGGGATAGGCATGGTCAGGTACGATGGTATGTTCGAAGTATCTCGTGACGGGGGCAGATCCGAACTATTACCTTGCGCCACCGTAGAGCTGGCTATCAGCATACAACCAGATGAGAACACCGGAATAGATCTGGCAGAAGTAAGGAACTGGGTCAGTGCGCTAAAGACTGTCTACGGCTACCCGATAAAGATCGTCAGCTACGATGGCTGGAATTCATTGGAGTCGAGGCAGCAGTTGAAGAACTCGGGATTCAAAAGCAAGCTGATTTCCGTAGACAAAACCACGACACCCTACAAGCAGTTTCGTGACGCCATGTACGATGACCGTATAGCACTATGCGAATCAGAGGTATTGTACGATGAGCTTCGTGAGCTGGAGTACGACAAGAAAAAAGACAAGGTAGACCACCCAGCAACAGGCACGAAGGATTGTGCTGACGGGGTAGTAGGCGCGTACACCACTATGATCGAGCGGGCTAACAGCTGGATTGACGTCGATAGCGGGGGCAAGAGAGCCAGAGTATCCTCGGATAGATTCAGACAACAACGTGTAGACTTAGGTGAACGACGGTGATAAATTACCGTCCTGAACGCGGGGATATCTCCGTGAATAGGTTGCAACCCTTTCTTAATTTAACGGAGACACCATCATGAGCTTAGAACAAAACACAAATCTGGGGCAAGGCGGGGCAGGATTCCAAGGTGACGGAGCAGGTTCCGCCGCCAAGATGATCCGAGAACTGCAAGGCCTACAGTTTACCGTGGTAACTGGCGGGGCAGCAGCAGCAGGCCTTACCCTTACAGGTATTGATGTTGGCGATACCATCGCTGCAGTCATTAACTTGGCGGACAGCGTCAATCAAGACGTGGATGACATCACAATTGCTGAAGACGAAATCACTTTCGCCACAGAAACAACAACAGGTGATGCGTTGCTTGTTATCTGGTATCCGAAGCCTGCGTAGGGCTTAACGGTACTACACAAGAGCCTCCATTATGGGGGCTTTTTTGTATGTGTAACCATTTGCATTATCTTACTTGGGCGGGTACATTGGTACTTCCTTAATTGGAACAACAACCGTTTAACCATGGAGGTATCTATGATTGATAAGTTTCGAGCAAGACTAGTCTTGATCGTTGCTGCGATGTTGTTGTCTGCCCCGTCTTTTGCGGGCAATGAGCTAGTGATGTTAGACAGTTTCGGGCAAGTACCGATCACTGTTCTAAGCACAGACCCCATCACTGTTGAAGCTCCGTTGTCTTATCAAGTTCGGGAGCAGGTCGGGTACGGCTCGTTTATCACCGAGTCACCACCTCGACTATCGTTATTCCTTTGGGATACTGATAACAACCCTTCGAGCGGCGTCGTCCCACCCCTGCCCTTTACAGTTAATGGCTTTGGCTGATAGGCGCAGGTAGCAAAACAAAAGGACGAAGACAGAGAACCCGCCAATGTGCGGGTTTTCTTTTAACTAGACACCTACCCTATCCCACCGGCTGGCAAATCCCATAATAAGAGTAACCCTATCTCCCCGGCTGGTGTTTTGTATAACTAGGCCCTGACGCTGGCCTGCCTCCTGCCATCCCTGAGCCTGTTACGTGCTTTACCCTGTACACTGACCTACCCTGACCTGAAAACGCTCCTGAAGTGCCTCTGAGGGCCTCTGAGACGCCCCTATTCTGTACTGCGCTGTGCCTGCATTACGTGGGGCTGAAATTGATGTGCGTGTATATCGACAGATTTTCGCTGCTATAGTAGGTCACCAAACGACCCACTTGGTATGGTGCGGGGCGGTATAGAATTTGCCTGCTTATTCTTGGTACTTATATAGGTAAATTGCAAACGCTTGCAAAAATTAGTTTGTGTTGGATGTTGCATAAGTACACTGAAAGACTATTATACCAATTCGGCGGGCAGAACCCGCGCACATCACTCACACAAGAGGATCTGAAGAATGGAAATGCACACTGATATTGAACTCTACTCCATCATGGGAGAGAACAGGGAAGCGCTCCGTGGAAACGAGGTTAACTTTCTTGCTAGTTGCGAGAAGCGGCTGGTGGTACAGAAGCGGGGCCTATCATATGGCATGCGTAAGTGGGCCAACTCAATCGTTGCCCGCCTTATACGGGTAGAGACGAACGCTGCGGCAGTTGAGGCAGCCCAGCTTCCTGATCTAAAAGGTATCTACGGCCTATTCGAAAACGTAGGGGATAAACTGAAGTACCCCAAGATCACCTTCGAAACCGAGTCGCTCGGTAAGGTGCGTATCCAACGGGCGGGCGAACGCTCCAAGTATACGGGCACCCTGAACATAACCGACGGTGGACCATTCGGTTCTAACAAATGGTACGGTCGGGTCAATCTGGATGGTACGTTCACGGCGGGCAGGGAGCTGTTGACTGACGGGATGGCCAAGTTCCTGAAAGACTTCTCCAAAGATCCGGTACGCATGGCGAAGCAGTACGGTGAGGAGAGCGGGAATTGTTGTTTCTGCCACCGTAAGCTTACCGACAAGCGCAGCACCGATGCGGGCTATGGCCCAGTGTGCGCAGACAACTACGAACTACCATGGGGAGCAGACAAGTGAAGCTAGTCATTACAGTTGAGACCGAACAGGGATACCAGAAGCTACTGGAACTTATCACCGAGCACGAAGACGAACTGGACTTCGCCTTCGTCTGCCATAAAGAAGAGGAGTAAACAGTGAGCTACGAATTATCAGTAGTACGAGACCCAGAACCCGTAAACCCGCGTGAGGAGTACGAGCAAGTATCCATACTGTACTGCGAACACGGTCGCTACCAGCTAGGCGACGTAGGTGCAGAGGAACCAGAAGCGAAAGACGTTCTGGCCAGCCTCCCGCTCTACCTGTATGACCATAGCGGTATCACCATATCCACGACACCATTCTCGTGCCAATGGGATAGCGGGCAGGTAGGCAGAGCATACATCACCCACGAATCTGCCAAGGCCTATGGGATCACTGAGGAAGAGGCGGAGAATGTCATTCGCGGGGAAGTAGAGGAATACGATTGCTACCTGAGAGGCGACATATGGGGCTACGAAATCGTGGACACAGAGACAGAAGACGGGGATGTGGTAGCCAGTTGCTATGGCTTTACTGACGAAGAAGAATGCCGCATGGAGGGCGAACAAGAAGCCCAAGCATTCGAGGAGTGAGGCAATGAAAAACAGAAAACTGCAAACCGATTTTTATGAAACCGGACAGGTCAGTGTCACGCAGGCTGGGTACGGCCCATGCGTGTCGATACCAATTGACAACGGGGAAGGCCCAAGCGTGGTGTACTTGTATACCGACACGCACGAGGACGCAGAAAAGTTGCGCAGCCTGCTCGGCGATACACTAGGGCGGGTGCAGTTGTATGATGGGCCTTTATATGAAGAGGAAGAAACATGAGCAGGCACCTGCATAACCCAGACATAATCGCAGTCACTCTGAAGGTGGACATCACACCTGAAGACTTGGCACTTCTGAAGGAGCGGGACAAAGCCACAGATTCCCCGTTCTGGCTACAAGTGGAAGAAGCGGAGCCGACGATCACAGACGTGGAGTACAGCCGAGAAGATTCAGACTCCTGCTACATACTGATAACGACCTCGCAGATTCTAGACCACCAACGGGTGGTTTGGCTTGCAGATGTCACACTGCAAGATTATCTTTCCTAACTCAACACACAACCGGATAGCAGATATGCACCGATTAACAAGACCAATCAAAATATACTGAGCAGTCATCGTACGGTACGGTCGTACCGTGGAAGATGGCGCGTTGCCAGTGTTTTCCGTTGATACGGAAGAGCAGGCAGAGCAGTTGCTGTCGTTGACTTGCCCCAAGGTAAGCAGCGGCGAGATGGCTGGCGAATACTTCTCTAGGGAGTTAGCCAGAGAGCAGTCGTTGGATGTGTTAGATGAGTTCAGCGACAAATTGACAATGGCGTGGAACCGATGGTTGAAACCCAAAGACGAAGAGGATGTGGAATGAGACATGAATATTGGGCAGGGGCGCTTGAAGAGATCATAGATACTGTAGCAATGGATGGGGGATACGACTCCAGAATGCTTATGGCATCCGAAGTAGTGCCTATAGGTACGTACTCCAATTCGATTGAACAGGCAACCCGACAGGTGGAAGTGGGGCATATCGAAATAGGTAGGGTCGTAGGCTATGCTCTAGTTTATCCGGTAATAACCAAGCTGAGTGGCGGGCCTATAATAGAAATACACTGGGCAGTTAGCGGTATACAGTTGGTGGACAAACCAGACCCAGAAACAGCCCCCTACTAGTTCAGTGACAGCGCTTGCCCCCGCTTAACTGAGGGTACAATATCAACACCTATCTCACATAAGAGGAAAGGAAAATGGAAGACATAGTCGAGCGGGCGATCCAGCACATTGAAGAGAAGGCGCGTGAGTACAGGATTGATAATGCACCCGCATTCCTTGACCCGCACACCGTGTCTAATTACGCCAAGCTACAGCTTGGTCAGGAAAAGCACGAGGTGTTCATGGTCCTCTACTTGAATAACCAGCACGAGCTGATTCGTTGTGTCAAAGAGTTTCGCGGCACTATCGACGGGGCTAGTGTGTACCCGCGAGTCATTGCAGCACACGCTCTGGAGTATAACGCAGCAGCAGTGGTATTCGCCCATAACCACCCGTCAGGAGTCGCCACCCCGAGTACGGCAGACCAGCGTATCACTGAAAGGCTTAAGTCGGCACTGTCGTTATTGGATATACGAGTCCTCGACCACGTCATCGTATGTTTAGAAGGCGGGCACCTGTCCACGGTGTCCTTCGCGGAGCAGGGGCTTATATAGCCCTGCAAACGTTTGCAATAGTCGGGCTGAATGGGCAGAGTAATTACTCGACACAACCAACAGGGAGACAACCCGTGAGACAGTTAGAGAAAGAGCTGGCCGAACAAGGCTACGACCGCATTTCAATCGAGGCACTTCAGGCCTACCAAGATGGCGAGGTGAAGCTGTCACTCGCTGCACATATCGAGTACGAGGATTTCATGGCCAAAGGCCGTAAACTGTTCGGTATCTCGGGAGGGAACTAAGATGGGTGTAGATTACAAATACTTGGCATCACAGAAGAGCGCCTTATGGGCAGTGCTTTCCATGATCTGTACCCCGCCTGAGCTAAAGCCAAAACCGCTTACCAGCGAACAAATAAGCGAACTCGTGGATTTGGATGCTTTCCTTCAGTATCTGAGCCTAAACGGCACCAGCTCTAACCTGAATCCGTGCTATAGCGATCCGGGCCGAGGAGCCCATATCGCTAACAAACGTGACAACGAGTACAACCCGCACGAAGGGGCACTTGCTATGATCGAGAGCATGCAGGAGGTTCTCGTGTCCGAGATATATCGGCCCACGCTGTTTGACGCATTAGCAGCGGCAGTCGTTGCTTTATCTGACCGGACCGGAATAGACGCAGGATGTATTGAACTGGATGGCTCTGTCAAGATAAACGATAAATCCAGCAGATATATTCTGTCCGATTTCAGCCCCGATCAAACTGGCAGGGAGATAGCCAAAGTTACGGTCCACAAAGAAGATAAAGGCGACGTATGTATGTGGGTTATTGTCAGCGTCGTACTTGTGTAGCCACTTGCATTACCCCAGTGGTAAAGCATAATAGCCACTCAACCAATTAACCCAGATAAGGGGAAACGTGATGAGAAAAGGAATGTTAGTGTCTGTTCTACGCCAGCCCGAAAGAGGCGGTGATTGCACGAACGGCGGGATAACCACCCGATACTACAAGTTCGTCGTAACAGGACCTGAGATGCCTGAGATTTTCGCTCCATCATCCGATGCGCCGGAGTTACGCATTGATATGTATCAGGACTATGCGAGGCTGAAGGTGGTTCACGACCCAGACAAAAACACGGACGGGCTAGTCGGTGGTATGGCGGGCGGTAACTTCGTCACCACGTCAGACTCTCGCTGGAGAACCAGCTACAACCCTAACGGGTATCCACTACCTGTGCACGACCGCTACGAAACCCAAGAACTGTACGACATACTTTCACGGTAGGGGCAGATATGTCTGGTATAAACAACAGGATTATTATCTTGCTGGGTTCTTTCACCGCAAGGGACGTCGAGGCAGTAAATGCTGCCCGCGAACGCATGCACGAAATGGACCTGTCCGACATAGAGACTCGGATCTTGGCGCACCATAACAGCATAGAGGACCTACCTGTTCCTGAGCTAGTCACCCACACCAAAGGCCCTGTCAAACGGCGGGGCAAAGGCAAGAATAAACGATGGTGATGCAGTTGTGCAGGATAGTTGCACACCCCCGCTGCTATGCCATAATGAAATCTCAAATCAACGTTCGAACCAGATAAGGAGAACGAACATGGCTGCAAAAAAGAAAACCGCAAGACCGTCTAACTTGCTTGACCCGAGGATCGCCAAGCTGGCATCTAAGATAGTCAAGGAAAGCGCAGATACATTCGTGGTAACTTTCGAGATACCACAGACAAAGATCGGTCACAAGGAGGAGGAGCTGGTAGTGACATTCACCCGACGCTTGCATAATTGGAAGCCGACGCTAGACGTGGATGTCAATGGCATTGCATTCCAGCGAAACTGTACCATCGAAGACCCTGCCGAACTTGAAGCCACGATTGAACTGTGGATGGCTTTGAACGACGTAGCGTTCGAGATGCTCGATGCTGAACACGATGCCAAGCGAGAGAAGAATCTGGAACTCTTGGGACGGTTGTTGTAATCGACACGGGCGGCACCACTGTCGCCCATTCTTTTGAGGATGAGAAATGTCTGACTTTTATAACGAGATAATGGCTGAGCTAGGTAACCCAGATGGCAAGCTACCCCAGAACCTGTTAGCACAAGTACAAGAAAAAATGCGACTGCTATTCGGTCAGCCGGAGATTAGTGCCAGCATCTTCCCTTACCCATGCGTTATACCGGAATACCGAGAATTCACCAAAGGTCCGTGGCAGCTACGCCACGTCCCAGACTTCCCACATAAATCCTACTTCAGTGGCCTGATGAGGATGGGTATGGAACCACCAGTGCTAATGAAGAACGGCGCTCCATGGATGGGCGTCACTGCCAGAGAATGCGAGAGCCACCTGTTTCATGTATGGGCGGCAGAGGAATCATACAACACGGCAGTCGTGGGCCTAGGCATGGGGTACTATCCGTACCAGCTAGTGCACAATGGAGTCGGCGGGGAAATCACCGTATTCGAGATAGACCAGAACGTGACAGACCTGTTCTATGAGTCCACCAAAGGGAATGCTCGATGGGACGAGGTGCATGAGTGTCTCAAGGTAGAGCACCACAACCTGCTAACTACGCCATACACGAAGGCGCAGTACGACCACTGCTATGTAGATATCTGGGAGACACTCGCAGAGACATCGGCGGAAGAGGACACTGCAAACGTTTGCAAGAACCTTGCTGCCGGGACATATTCGTTTTGGACTCAGGAGGTCTGCTACATCAGCTGGTTAGCCGATCACAATAAGGACATGGAGCCACACACACTGGAGGAATACTTCGCTACCATACTGCCCAGCAGGCCCAGTGCATTCGGTTTGCCTCACGACATGGAAGTGGACGATTACATCGCCTTATGCAAGGAAGCCGCTGTCCGGGCTTTCCTAGATTAACCTGAGCGGGTACAGTACCTACTCAACACGTATTCCTTACAAGGAGCAACTGCATGAACCCGAAAATATTCAGCCACATCTTCGTGGTAATGGAAGACCCAGAAAAAGGCGAAGAGGGTTTGGTATCTGTAGCCCAAAGGCGGGCAGGCAATAGCCACGATGGGGATGTAACCGTGATGTCGGACGCACTCGGAGTAACCCACGATCTGGTAGAGCACGTCAATGGCCTATCCCAGATTGGCACAGTGCATGACGAGCTGGAGGCGCTTGGCGCTATCTGGGTAACGAGAGGTGTGCATGCCGATTTAAGACGGGACGGCATAGGTAGGACGCAATCACCGGAGAATTACCTGTCTTCCGACGTCTCAAGAATGTATAGGTACTGGCTCGATGAGTACTTCGAGTTTGAAGACCAGCCTGAGTCAGACCACGACGAGTCTTTCGAAGAGGTGCTAAGGCTGGCTAGGACAGACATTCTCTACTACATTGAGGATGGCGGGGACGAAGCAGACACTGAGTCCATAGATGAGTACCTAGCGCACTGCTTGAATGGCATGCGACTCGGGGCCGCTAAGCAGGAAGAGAGATTCCCTGACCAATTCGATGCGAACAACTTCTTCTGGGAAGTTGTCGAGGAAATCACAGGGATATTCCAGTGCGACTACTACAGCCAAGGCATAGAGTATGTCATAGAATCGGACGGCGAACGGGTAAGCTGGTACAATAAGACCCTGCAAGACGAGTACGAATATTATGATGAGGAAGAATAGTGAGAGTAACGCAACGGTTCAAATGTGTGGTCTGCTTCAAGGAAACCATATACAACGTGGAGTCTAAAGAAGGCAGCAACGCTGTCCCTACAGGCTTCGCCCTCCATGGGGGCAGGCATAAGGTCTGCTACAATTGCGATGCCGGGATGCTGGCTAGTTCTATGGCGGCAACAGGCAAGGCCAATATGGTTCTAGATTTAGACCCTGATTTTGGATGGCTGGTAGTCTCTGTAGCAGGTACGCTACGTTTCCACACCTACGGGCAGAGCCCAGAAGATCAGATGCTGATAGAGACTGTAGGCGCTGATAAATATTCCCAGATCCGAAGGCTATCTTTTCGCGGGCCGGACAACGCACTCTGGCAGGCATATGGCCACCACGATATACAAGGATTCAACACCAAGCTACACTGCCAAAGGGTTGTGCCTTACGTAAAGTTACCGCAGGATAGGAATCCACATGCGTTAGCAAGCGAGTTTGTGATGTTTAAACCTTTCACGGAGTATGAGTATGGATGATGCGCTGGCCAGAGTAGTCTGGTTAATTGTTTTTATAATATTGTTCGGCTTCCTATGGTCAGCTGGGCGGGCGATGAACCAAACAGACGAAGGAGTACCTGACCTTGACTATCTTAACGACAGACGACAACTACCCTTGTGTATTCGATCACCCTTTGTGGAGATGGAATCTGGCCAAACAGAACCAGACCTACGGTATTGTGAACTCGTCCGCCAAGATAATGAAGCCAGACAGGCAGAGCGGAAAGCTGGTATGTACAGGGCGGCAGGAGTTTGTGATACCGACCGAGTACATCTTTTACCTGTGCAATACGAGAGATATTGCGCAGATTGAATCAGTCGAGGTGGTGCTATTAGGTACAGGTAGGAGGCTGTACCTCGGCCACCAGCTGACAGTAGCAGGAAATGTACGTGAAATTGATTGGCTGTTTTATTGGCCAGCGGGTAAAGTACCCGAACACCTAAAAAGTTATCTCAGATAAGGAGAACTGCAATGAAAGCAAGAGTATTCACCAAAGAACGTCCCTGCAATAAAGTAGACATCTGGAACTGCTTCCGTAGCGGGCGACGGTTTACATCTGTCCCCGTCCTCGAAGCCAAGCAGTGCATCGGGGAGCACGTACCGAACCACCTTGTCCGTGCAGGGCGGGCGGAGATTGTCGAGTCCAGAGGGGCGGACGTTATCCGACTTACTCCTGAGGGCGCTGAGTTTCTCAAGGAAGGCACTGAGCGGTACATTCGGAACCAGATCAAAGCGGGCAACGTAGAGATTCTGGACGAAGTATCAAACCCATTATCCAGCTGGAAAAAGCTGGCCAACTAAACCTTTGCGACATCCGGCAGCTTCCTGCTTTCTCCCTATACACTCGGAAAGGGTAGGAAACTGTCGTTTGTGTCGTAAATAAGGACATTTATGCGAGTAATGACAGAAGACGAATTGGCTGACATTTTGGCGGCTAGACCACAGGACCTAGTTGCTGCCCTCGGGGGCGTGAGCCTACGGGACACGATCAAGGTAGTACTGGCTTTGCAATTGTTTGCAAAAGCGTCGGAGAACCTCGATCTGGAGACGGAAGCGGCTGAGTTTTTGGAGGCATGCCGAGAGGCAGACAAGAGCAAGATGCTGAGCCTACCAGACGAAATGGACAGGCAGAATTGCGAGGTGGCACTGTACGTCGTAAACCAGAACATAGAGTTTCTGGGGATGTCGCCTAAGGAAATCAAACAGAAATGGAAGGGGGGCGGGGATGGCTACTAGAGCGGAACTATCGAGACTGAAGAGGCTGGAGGACAAGTTGTACGCCATGGATGCGTTGGAGTCTTCCCTACAGTACTTCAAGCAAGTGATAGACACAGAGAACGTATCGAAGCTGTGCGAGCAGGTCCAAGAGCCTCTACTGCGGGAGCGATCCGAGATAAATAATGCGTATCTGGACTTGTATGATGATATCCATAGTGGGTAAAGTACGGTAGAATAACCACAAATAACTAAAGGAAATCATGGTGGCAGACAAAAAGATTGTGACGTTTTTCTCAGTGCGGCTTCACACAGAGGACGCGCCGGAGACAAGATCTAACGAAACTGTCTTCAGCGCCAGAGGCACTAACCTGCAGGCCATGTCCAATACATTGGTTGCTGCAGCAGGTAACGCGGGGTTCGACACTGAATCCCTGAAAGAAGCGGGGTACGAGGACTCTTTGGCTAAGCTGATAGAACACGTCGGTTCAACCAAGGGAGAAAAAGTTTGGTTGGTGCTAGGAATACTCGAAGGATGAGTCATGCACAAGTGCAACTGGCCGACTTGCGCCAAGCAAGTATGCGACTCCGTATGGGGCTGCAAAGAACACTTCTTTACCCTACCTAGCAAGTTTAGGGAGCCGATCCTGCGGGCACTGTCTCGCGGGCGGCACTCCCCCTCCACTGTACATATCGACAAGACAGATCCATTCGCCCAAGCAGAGCACTGGGCGTATACCTATATCCTCAGCGAATCTGGCCTAGAAGAGCGGGAGACCGCTTTGATGTCCGCTAGACTGCAGCAGAGCAGGGTACATAGGGCACTGGACGTAATAAGAGAACCGTTGTAAAGTGGGCCTTTAACATACCGAACCACCCCAAGGAGATATACCCGTGAACCAAAGCATTAAAAAACCCCAGCTAACTGTACGACGTGGCATGTACTTCCTACCGAATGACGACACGCCATATGGATCACGAGCACTGGCATACGTGGCAGCAGGACGCATGCCTTCTGGTATGCCAATTGTGCCAGCAGAACGCAGAGCCGAAGGTGACTTTGCCGAGGCAGTACCCGAAGCAACCCCGGAACCTGAACTGGGCCTAGAGGAAGATGGCGGAGACGAACCCAACGGCGTAACAGTCGTTGCTGACAGTTTCGGGGATAGCGATCCCTTCAAAAGTGCGGGAGACGGAGCAGGCAGCATTGGCTTAGATTCTGCCCCATTAGGCGACTAGGCGACAGCCCAAGTTAACCTAGTTCCTAGTGCGCTCCATTGAGCCCTGCAAATGTGGGGCTTTTTTTTTGCCTGCAGAAAACTACACGGTTGGTGTAAAGTTTATAAAGGTAGTATAATGGCCCCATGGATAACCCCTACACAATGCTGCATTGGCAAGTAACGCACGAAATCTCTGCACTAGAGGAGAAGCTGCGTAAGTTGCGGGCACAAGAAAAAGAGCTGGAGGAGCTACGTGAGCAATACAGGGAACAAAATAACGTTTCAGGCACTGACCATAACATGCGATATTGAAAGGGATATAAGAGAAAGAAATATTACCCTGCACTTGGGTCTGCGCTGCGGGATCGAAGACCGCAACGGTATACTAGGTCCGTCAGAGCTGCCGGTAGACCAAGAACGCAGTAAACTCCTGCTAGGGGAGCTTCTGTATAGCGGGAGGCCAATTAAAATTACTCTGGAAAAGATAGAGGCAGAGCCAGAAAATAACCAGACAGGCATACACGCACTGGATAACGAAAAGTCACTCGTCGAACAAGTCAAACTGCTACAGCAGCAGGTAGCTGAGCTTCAACGCAATAGCAAAAGGCCACGCCAACTAGTGAAGCCTACCAAGCTATGACAGTGTCTAGATTACACATCGGGCTAGCGTACGTGGTCTTTGCCGCCTTTCTGATATATGTCGCCTACTTCGTAGATTTTGTGGACGCATACATGGACAGAGGGAATTTCGTTTGGATGGTGTCTATGGTTTTGTGTTTCGCATCAGCTGCAGCAATTTTACAAGAAAAGGAACGCAAACTTACTGCAAAAAGGCAACGTGAGGCCATTGCGCAAACCCAAAGACAAAGCGAGGCACAAAGGTTGCATGAGGCATTTAGGTCTATGAGCCAAGTGCCTCAGCCAGCTCCAGCAGCTGCCGCCTTACGAAATTTGGACATGGGGCTACGCAACCGCCATGTATATTCGACTGAAGAGCTGGAAGATAGAGGGCTATGCGTGCATAGAAGTAACTTAGATGACGAGAATAGTGGTTGTTTGACATTCAGGATTGACGGGAACGGAAAGCCTGACACCCTAGTCAGTCCTACAGGCAAGCGGGTAGTTAAGACACCTGACAGGCGTTTGCAATAGAAGCGTGAAGGTTTACTATTAACGGGTTACTCACACAAGGGAACTATCATGAACGATACACTGGTGAACTTCGCCAAGCTAGCGATAGCAGCACCCCGAAGCAAGAAAGCAAAACGCTTTGAGGTAGTGTTAACCAATTACATCCGCCCCAACAAGATCTTGGGTGAGCGACACGACCTGACATCCGCACTTAACCTAGTTGATACCGAAACCAAACGACTCAGTGCAGAAGGTAAAACAGGTCACGGCAGCCTTGTGTATGCGAGAGACAGACTAACCGGACGCTACCATGGTGCTTGAGGATATCGAGCTGGCAAGACACAACGGAGAAGATCTATGAATAAGATAAAAGTGAGGAAAGGGCACGGCGACCTTGTACGGCGCACTGCACAGCACGTACCCAAGAAGCAACGTGCATTGTCTCGGAAGGTAAAGCACAAGAAGGGCTGGGCGTAGCTTGCGCCCGAGGCACTGCATAGACATGATGGCCTAAGTCAACCAACCCATACAAGGGAGGAACCGTGAACTATATCAAGCAACTCCAAACCAACGTGTTAGTCGAGCAGAGCGGGGTAGCCGCATACGAAGCTGGGCTACAGGAAATCCGCAAGTACTTGTCCAGTGACAAATTCGCCTACGACACCACCGTACAAGTGTCGGACGTACTCCGTATGTTGGAGGACACGAAGCGGGGTGTGCGGGACGCCATGGAAATGACAGAGATACAGCTGTCTGATGCCTTCGAGCACGAAGAGCAGGAACGGCTACGTGCCAAAAAGGCCAAGATAGATAGCAGCTACTAAACTGTTAAGATATGCAAACGTTTGCAAAGAGGCAGCCGCATGACTGATGACACGGATAAGAAAGCCGTTACCCTGAACATATTCGATCCTAAGTTCATGGAGAACGTGGACGAAAGAAAACCCAGCATTCTGTTTGGCGGGCCAGACACCATGGTCCCGATAAAGCACCTGACAGTCATGCCGAAGGATGACAGACAGATTGCCGTCCCTGTTAGGTTAGCTAATGAAAAGGTGTTCTTGATATACCGCAGGCTTCTGCCCGGATACTATTCCTATCGAATGACAGTAAAGGAGATTGTCTGATGCAGGAACCACCATTCAAGGACAAGACTACCCGAGACCTATGGCAGATGGGTGGCGAAGGCAGGGGCGAGAACAAAGAGCCCAAAGCAACTGCAGCCATGGAACGGCATGCAGCTAAGATGCGGGGTATAACCGTCGCTGAGTACAGAAAACTAAAACGAGGTGCAATCAATGGATATAGATCCTAGAGTATCAATACTGTTCATCGTTATCGTATGGGCAATCAGCGTGGCCGTGCTTGAGTGGATACTACGGCGGGTTGAGCCCCCACTAAAGAACCCTGCAATAATCGCAGCGTTCACCAGTGCTACTATTCTTAGTGTCTCAGTATTATGGATGTGGAGCTAGTTTGACCCACCACCACTGCGCGCATATAGTTAACCCATCCAATACATCAGACAAGATCCTCAAGCACATGCTGGAACAGAACCAGAAAAGCCTAGGCGTGTATAAAGGTAGCCTAGCTAGGAAGCGCACGACGAATGCAGCGTAGAAAGCTGGCCAGAGAAGATGGCGATCACCAACACAGGAGAGCTGACATGCACGAAGTAACCACAGGAAGACTGCCTACGGAAGCAGGACATCGTTCACTCGTTGTCGTACCACGCTGGGCTATCAACTCGTTGTACATGGGTGACGAAAGCGGGCTCACCGATGATGAGCAGAAGATGTGTAACGAATTCGAACGAGACTACTGTGTGATCGAAGTCAACGAACCTGTAGATTTTTGCACCGAGTACGAACTAGCGTTCGGTCCAGCATGCGAAGGCATCGAGGTACTCGTGGAGCGGGTGGAGTAACCCATGACATACCTACTAGTACTATCGACCACACTACTATGTCTAGCACTGGGCTACGTGATGTACCACGACACCAAACTGAATTTGCAAATGCTTGCAGATGAACCATGGTACGTGCGCATATTCTGGGCAGTACTTCTCTCTTCCCCCGTGTTCGCTATTGCGTACGGCATCGTGTCACTGGTTCGTCTCCTTCAGAGATAATTCGGCGGGCCAATACCTCCATACCATATATAAGCAAGTGAGTAACTCTGTAAAGCTTATAAAGGTAATACCCCTACCCAGATGTCTATAAGGGCAGCCGTACGCCCCATAGTACGTGCCTTGCGTGGCTAATGTGGATTTTTCGGCGGGCCAAAGACATAAGAGAACATAATAAGAATACAATGAGAAAGTGTATATAGGTAAAGTCTATAAGGGTGATGTATTGATGGATCTTTCTACTGATATGTAAATCTCTCTTCACACATACTGTAACCTGCTTTGTAAAGTCCCCGTTTGCGGCAAAAATATTTCTGACATGCAAATTTTTTTCTGAGCATTATAAACTTTCGTGCCGTGCCGTGGTTCCTGCGGTGACCTCTGCATTACTGTCTACTGATCGTGGCCCGCGTCGTGTACTGGACTGGCGTGTATCGTGTTGCGACCATTACTGCATTGTGATCGTGATTGTGGACGTGCTTGCGACCATTACTGCAACATGGATGTATTTGTGCCCGCACTTGCGACCATATATCTGCGGGATTACATTATTGTTTTCACAGGAGACAACCTATGGCCGATACGATGGAAGAAACAGGCATCACCAAGGCGCTCGATGCTGCACAGCACGAGTTGGAATACGCAACGAAAGATGACGTGCTTACTGCCTACAAAACTATGAAAGCACGTACTGCAGATCTGTCCTTATCTTTTAGCGTTCGGGAAGCTGCATTTAGAAACCTGCTAATGCTGCGGGGAATGCTGAAGGAATATTAGGCCCACCCTATTACCCCGGCTGACATCCTGTATAACAGTATCGTGTAACGTGGGCTGACTGCCCCCCCTTCTTCCCGGCTGGTGTTTACATTAACAGTAACGTGTATCGTGGCGTGGCCTGACGTGGTCCTGCATTGTGGCCCGCAACCTGACGTGTCGTGAACGTGGGAAGTGTACTGGCGTGACGTGGCGGGTGATGTGATCGTGGAAAGGTTTCTGCAAACGTTTGTATCCCGCCTCGTGCGGGGGCATTCTAATACCTCAACCAATCACCCACATAAGGGGAAGCAAGATGAGTGAAGTTACAGAAGCGATTGAAGTGCAGATGGAGAAGACCAAAGAGACCAAGCGAATGGTGCGTTACGACTGTGTGCGGGACGACGTACCTGTGAATAACATCTACATCATGAAGTCCGATCTTCCTGACGAGCACCCCAAACAGGTCACTGTTACGGTAACCTTCTAACCCATCGCGCCCTTCGGGGCGCATAACCATCACCACAAGAGTGAGACACCTGATGGAACGTGATGAAATGGTAAATTACCATGCGATAGCCGTATTCTCCGCTACACTGGAGCGCGGGGGCCTGACCATAGACGGCGCGAAGATGAATGCACTGGAAAGCCTGCTAGACGTATGTATCGGAGACGCACTATTAGAGGCAGAGATGCAAAATGCAGCGGGCATAGATTACTGCTTGAACTACGAAGCCATTGACCAGCAAGGCAAAGAGAACGTATCAATGGGCCTACTGCCTACGATACTAGAAAAGATGCTGGAGTAACCACCCTATCCCACCGGCAGGTAATCTATATAACAGTATCGTGGAACGTGGGGTCGTGGGTGTACTGTACAGATGTCCGTGGACTGACGTGGAACTGAACTGACGTGGATGTGCGTATATCGTGAAAGGAGTTGCGCCTATGACGGTGGCGGGCCATTATACGAACTC